CCCGACCGGGAGCGCGAAGCGAAGTGGGTCGAGGAGCAGCCCGCCCGGGCGAGCGCCGACCGAACAGAATGGAAGTAAGCCATGGCGAAGGCAAGCGGCCTCGGCCAGACCACGCTCTCGGTCGACACGAGCGCGGGCACACCGACGGACATCCGTAACGACGTCACCAACTGGCAGATGGCCACCCCGCGCGGGGTCCAGGACGTCACCGGTGTCGACAAGAGCGCCAACGAGCGGCTCCTGTTGCTCGCGGACGGCTCCATCACGCTCAACGGCGTCTTCAACGCCACGGGCAGCCACCTCGTGTTCCGCACCGTCTCCTCGACGAGCGTCGCCCGCACGACCACGCAGACCGTCAACGGCGTCACCCTCGCGATGGAACTCCTCTACTCCGACTACCAGCTGTCCCGCTCCGACAGCGGCGAACTCACCTGGTCCGCGCCCGGCAGCCTTGCTGACGGCGTCGTTCCGACTTGGTCGTAAGCCCAAGTCATGACGAGCGTCCGGGAGTTGACCAATAGACTATCCAAGTCATCGAGGCTTGGAGGCCTGGTCATGCCCGGAGCAGCGTCCGGAAAGTTCACCGTCAAGTCCTGCGGTAACGCACACGCCTGGTGCGCCGAATGCCGCCCCGCACAAGCCGCCGCGCAGCGGAAGCCGAAGCCCCCGAGAAAGGAGCACGACAAGCCATGCAGGAACTGCGGACGCTGCGACGCATGCCTCGGCCTCGCCGCGCCCGAGGGCATGAAGGTCTGTCGGGAGTGCCGGGAGACCAAGCCCCTGACGGCATTCGCCCGCAGGAACGACACCGGCGGCTACCGCAACCAGTGCATGGACTGCCGGAACGGCGGCATGACCACGGCCCGCTGCGCCGGGTGCAACAAGCAGTTCTCGCGCACCAGCGAGTCGCGCACTCTCTGCGCCACGTGCCGCCCCCCGGTGACGAAGCCGTGCACCAGGTGCGGTACGCGGTTCGCGGGGTCCATGGAACAGCGCCGCTACTGCTCACCCGAGTGTCGCGATGCAACCTTCGACGAGCAGCGCCGGGAGGGCCGCCGCAAGCTCCGTCTGGAGGCATTGCAGGCATACAGCAGCGAGACGCCTGCGTGCGTCTGCTGCGGCGAGCAGACGCTGTTGTTCCTCTCCCTCGACCACGTCAACGGCGGTGGCCGCAAGCACCGCACAGAGACGGGCGGCGGCGGCTTCTACACCTGGCTGCGCCGACACAACTACCCGGCCGGGTTCCGGGTGCTCTGCCACAACTGCAACCTCGGCCGACAGCTCAACGGCGGCACCTGTCCGCACCAGGAGAGATGACTATGGGATTCAGGCCCAAGCGGAAGATCTACAAGCTCGACTTCACCGGCACCGACTACGAGGGCCTCGAAGTCAGCATGCGCGGCCCGACCGTCGGCGAAGAGCTGGAGATCGAAACGCTCCGCAGTCAGGACGGAGGAGGCCGCGAGATCTTCAAGATGATGACCGGCCTCCTCGTCGAGTGGAACGTCGAAGACGAGGCCGGCGAGCCGGTGCCGACAACGTTCGACGGGGTCTGCACTCAAGAGGCCGTGTTCGTCATGGCGATCCTCAACGCCACCCAGCAGGCCGCATCGGGGGTCCCCGACCCTTTGCCGGACAGCTCGCCCTCTGGCGAGCCGTCCCAGGTGGTGTCGATTCCGATGGAGCCGCTGTCACCGAGCCCGGAGCACTCAGCCGTGCCCGCCTGATCCTGCAGCTTTGCGAGCGCTTCGGCTGCCTGCCAAGTCAGCTGTACGACGAGCCATCCGACTTGCTGCGCTTGATCACCATCGAACAACTAGGCACACCAGAGGGAGGTGTTGACGGTGGGTAACGACATCGAGATCCGCGTCAAGGTGTCCAACCAAACCGGCGCGGGCGTCTCCTCCGTCAACTCCTCCCTCACCACGCTCAAGAACCGGGCCAACGAAGCCGCGACCGCGATGGCGACGCTCCGGGCCGCGTCCGGCGACATCGACGTCACCGCCCGCCTCGACAACCAGACTCTCGCCGGGTTCGCGGACATCGAGCGGTCCATCCTCGCCCTGCAAGGGCTCTCCCCCCTCAACATCGACGTCGGGATCAACGACCAGACGGCCTCCGAGCTCGCTGGCATTCAGCAGACGATGGATGCCTTCCGGGCCGCCGCGCGCACCGACATTGACGTCGGCCTCAACGACCAGACAGCGTCCGGCTTCGTCGACATTCAGCAGTCCCTGACCGCCCTCCAGGCAGTAGGGCGCACCGACCTTGAAGTGAGCCTCGACGATCAGACGACGGCCGGGATCGCCAGCATCTCCACAGCGATCCGGGACCTCCGCGCCGAGTCCCCCGTCCGCCTCGCTGTCACCTTCGACGATCAGACCGGGCAGATCGCCAGTACCACGCAGGCCATGCGGGGCTTGCAAGACGAGATCCAAGATGCTGCCCGCGCACTGACGACCCTCACTCTCCGCTCCATGACCGCTGCGGTCGCGCTGCTTCGCTTGGCGGGGGCCGCCGACGATGCGACTGGGGAACTACGCGGTCTGACCGGCGCGGCAGGAGATGCCACGGCGTCTCTCCTGCTCCTCCGCTCGGCGGCCAGCCGGGCGGCCACAGCAGTCGGCAGACTGGGGGATCGAGCCGACACCACCGAGGGTCAACTCAGCGACCTGCACATTTCGGTGGGCGGCCTGTCCGTCCAGATGGACGAGCTCGGACATGCCACCCGTGGCGCTGGCGGTGATCTGCGGGAGCTGCGCGGGAACCTCGGCAACCTCACAGTGTCTGCCAGCGGGGCGGCCAGTTCTCTCGGCGGGGGCGGAGGGGCTGGCGGCGGCCTGACGGGACAGTTGGTCGGTGTGGCCGCAGTTCTCGGAGCGTCGGTGCTCCCGGCGATCGGCGCGGTGGCTCCGATGCTCCTCGGGTTCGGGGCGGCTGGCGGGGCGGCTGCGCTCGCGGCGAAGGATCTGAAAGCAGAGTTCAAGAAGCTCAAGCCCGAGTTTGAGGATCTTCAGAAGGCCGCGTCGAAGGCGATCATGCCGGGCGTGAAGAAGTCCATGGACGACTGGCGTGGGGCGATGAAGGGCCTTACCCCGGTCGTGCGGGAGGGTGGCCAGGCGTTCGGCGCGTTCGTGGAGAAGGCTGCTGACTTCGCGAACTCGCCTGCGTTCCAGGGCGCGCTGTTGAAGAACGTGCAGATGGGCACCGGGTTTTTCAACGGGTTCACCACGTCTCTGCTGTCGTTCTCGCAGGCGTTCCTCGACTTCGGCGCCAAGTCCCAGCCGTCGCTGGACGCGTTCGAGAATCTGTTCGGCGGGCTCCTCGACACCGGTCTGCCGGGCATGTTCAAGGGCTTGGAGCAGGGTATCGGCGGCGCCGCTGATGTAATCAACGGGCTCGCGTATCTCCTGAACGACAGCCTGCTGCCGTCGCTCGGCCGGATCTCCGGCTCGTTTGCTGATGCTTTCGGGCCGCTGCTCGGCGAGATGCTCCACGCGACGGGCGATTCGATCACCGGCCTGTCGTACATTTTCGAGGGCCTGATGAAGGTCGTCGAGCCTGTCGCGGACGTCCTCGCGGACGGCTTCCGCGCCATGAACATGATCCTCCCGCTGGCCGCGGACGCCGCGAAGAGCCTCGCAACGAATGTCGGCGGCGCCCTCCTCGGCGCGCTCGCTGACGTCGCCGGAATCGACCTCGGCAACCTGTCCGGCTTCACCGGCCTGTCGGACTGGGTGAAGGAGAACAGCACACAGATCCGCTCGGCTTTCTACGACATGTCCGGGGCGATCACTGCGTTCGTCGCAGCCGGCGTGGCCAGCCTGCCCACCCTCTGGGGCGTTTTCCGCATGACGACGGAGGGTGTCCTCGTCGCGGTCGACGCGCTCGTCTCTGGTCTGGCAGCCGCGTTCGGGAACTTGCCCGGCGGCGAAATTTTTAAGGACATGAACCGCTCGTTTGATGAGTCGGCTGGGAAGTTCCGCGACAACCTCGACACGATGGGCAACGGGATCAACGGCTTCGTCGGTGAGGCCTTGCCGCGCCTGAACCGGGCGAAGCTGACGATGAACGTCGATGAGGCGAAGCAGAACCTGGCGGACCTCAAGTCGAAGCTGAACGACAAGAGCCTGACGCAGGAGCGGAAGGCGAAGCTGACGGCGGACAAGTCGGACGCGGAGGCGAAGCTCGCCTCAGCGAAGCGGAAGCTGGCCGAGTTCGACCGGTCGCAGGTGGAGGCGAAACTCCAGGCCAACGCGTCCGATTTCTTCGGGAAACTCGCGGCAGTCAAGGGCGCGAAAATGCCTACGAAGACCGCGCCCGTCAAGGCGAACGCGGGCAGCTTCTGGGCCTCCATCAACGGGATGATCGGCCGGTCGCTGGGCACGTCGTACATCAACGTCGCCTACCGCCAGGTCGACTCCAGCCTGCAGCCGAAGTTCCGCGCGATGGGCGGCCTCGCACCGGGCTACGCCGACGGCGGCGAGGTGCAGTCGCACCCAGACGGTGGCCTCATTGCCGGTCCCGGCACTGGTACCTCCGACTCGATCCTTGAGATGTCGCCGAACGGTGGCGCGTACCGCACCTCGAACCGCGAGTACATCGTGAAGGCGGCGTCGGTCGCAAAGTACGGTGTGCCCCTGCTCGACGCCCTCAACTCGGGCACGTTGAAGCTGGCCGGGTATGCGAAGGGCGGCCTCACCAAGCGCCAGAAGGCAGCCCAGGCGCAGGCCAAGTCCGAAGCGACCGCCCGCCACGACGCACGCGGCAACCTGACCGTCTCCCACTTCGGGAGCATGGCCGGCTACCAGCGGAGCGAGATGCGGTCCGCGCTGGCCAAGCCGGACAGCATGTCGTCACTGGTCAACAGCTTGAACCAGTGGCGCGGCATCATCATGAAGGCCACCCACGGCGGCACCGAGCGGACGCTACTGAAGGCGCTCGACAGCGCCGGGAAGAAACTCCTCAGCTACGAGAAGTCCCTGACCAAAGTCACCGCATCGTTGGACAAGGCGAAGTCGAAGCTTGACGACCTCAAGTCCGCAGCCGCGCAGCTGAGCAACAGCGTCAAGTCAGGCGTCCTCTCCAGCGCGAACATCACCAAGAACGCCTCCGGCGGCCCCGTCACCACCAAGTCGGTGATGGCCGGCCTGACCGCATCCCGCGACAAGGCCACCAGCTTCTCTAAGGCGCTCGCCGACCTGGGGAAGCAGGGCCTGTCGTCGTCTCTGCTGCAGCAGATCGGGGAGGCCGGCATCGAGGGCGGCGGGCTGGAGACGGCGAGCGCGTTGTTGCGGGCGTCGCCATCGGAGATCAAGTCGATGAACTCGCTGCAGTCGCAGATCTCGTCAGCTGCAGGTTCGGCGGGCAAGACGACCAGCGACGCCGTGTTCGGGGGGCAGATCAAGGCACAGCAGGGGTTGGTGACCGCGTTGACGAAGTCGCAGACCACGCTGACGAAGGCGATGGACAAGCTGGCCTCGTCGATGGAGAAGATGATCGAGCGGGCGTTCGGGAGGAAAGCGGCGGGCGGGATCATCGGTGCCGCGTCGGGTGGTCTGCGCTCGGGCTGGACGATGGTCGGCGAGCACGAGCCGGAGATCGTCCGCCTGCCGTTCGGGTCACGCGTCTACTCCGGCCCGGACACGCGGCGGATGATGGCGCAGCAGGCGCCGTGGGTGTCGATGCTCAACACCCCCCGCGGCGGCCGGTCCTACGCGGCCATGCCGGCGGGTGGCGGGGCGGACCGGCCCATCGTCATCAACGCGACGCTGACGCTGGACGGCCGGGTCGTGGCCCGCCAGGTGATTGGGCCGCTGCGGGCTGAGATCGCCCACCAGGGCGGCAACGTGCAACGCGCGCTGGGGCAGGGGATGAGCTGATGACGTTCCCTGAAACCCCGCTGCCGATCAAGGTGGAGCTGCTCGTGAACTCGGCGTGGACGGACGTCACGGCGGACGTGCGCGGCGAGCAGCAGATCCGCATCACCCGCGGCCGCTCGGACTGGGGCCAGCAGGTTGACGCGACGCGCTGCTCGTTCACGCTGGACAACAATGCGGGGAACTACACGCCGAAGAATCCGACCGGCGCGTACTACGGGCAGATCGGCCGGAACACGCAGTGCCGGGTGAGCGTGATGACGGGCCCCCCCTACCTGGACATGCCCGGGAACAGTGCTGCCGACTACGCCGAGACAGTCGACACTGCCGCGTTGGACATCACCGGCGACCTCGACCTCCGTATCGACATGTCGATTGCGAACTGGATCCCGCCGACCGTGTCCGGTTTCACTGGCACCGTCGAGCTGATCGGGAAGATGACCGATGTCGGCAGCCGGTCGTGGTTCCTCGGCGCCCGCAACGGCAAGCTCTACTTTGAGTGGTCGGCGGACGGCACCAACGTCCTGTCCGCGTCCTCGACGATCCCGCCCGTGATCCCGGGGTCGGGCCGTCTGGCGGTGCGGGTGTGGCTGGACGTCGACAACGGCAGCGGCGGGAACACCGTCCGCTTCTACACGGCCGACACCCTCGACTCGCCGTGGTCGCAACTCGGCGACCCCGTCACACAGACCGGCACCACCTCGATCTTCAACAGCACCAGCCCGGTGCGGATCGGGAACGCGACCGGCTTCCTCCAGACGATGCCCGTCGGCCGCTGCCACTCCGCAGAGATCCGCAACGGGGAATGGGGCACCGTCGTCGCACAGCCCTACTTCTCCGACGAGACCATCGGCGCGTCCAGCTTCGTCGACGCCCCTGGCCGCACATGGACCATGCACGGCGCCGCCCAGATCACCAACCGCAGGACGCGGTTCATCGGCGAGATCAGCTCCTGGCCGATCCGCTGGGAGACGAAGCACGACGTCGTCGTCAACGTCGAAGCGTCCGGGGTGCTGCGCCGTCTCTCCCAGGGTGCGTCACCGGTCCGCTCCCCGATGTACCGGGAGTTCACCAACCCGTCCCGCACGGGCATCGTCGCCTACTGGCCCATGGAGGACGAGGCCAGCGCGACGACGTTCGCGTCCGCGCTCAGCGGGGCGACCACGATGGCGATCCCCACGACGGGCGGGGTGACGCCGGCGGCGTACTCGGACTGGGTGGGCTCGGCGCCGCTGCCGACGTATTCGTTCGGGGTGACGAAGGCTCCGTTGCCCGCGTACACGGCGAGCGGGTTCATCTTCACCCGCCTGTTCATTGCGGTGCCTGCGGGCGGCGTGAGCGGCACGGACCGTCTGTTCTCGTTCACGACGACGGGCACCGCCCGCACCTGGTCGCTGTTCATCAACACCGCCGGAAACTTGGACCTGAGGGCCTATGACGCGGATGGCGTGCAGGTCTTGTCGACCGGCTTCCTCGCCTTTGCCGTCAACGGCGTGCAGCGTTTCCTCGGCATCGAGTTGACGCAGAACGGAGCGAACGTCGACTACAAAATCTATTCGTTCGCCATGGGCGCCACCGCCGTCACCGGCACGTCCACGTCGGGCACCCTCGCCGGGTACACGTGCGGCGCGGCAACCGAGGCGCGGCTCGGGCAGGACGGCCTCCTGAACGGCACCGCCCTCGGCCATTTGGCGTTCGCGTCGTCGAGCACCGCATACGCCAGCACCACCGGCGCGATGATCGGCTGGAACAGCGAGATCACCTCCGCCCGCCTCTACCGCCTCGGCAACGAAGAGATGACGCCCTGCTACAGCGCATCCATCAGCGACGAGCAGATGGGCGTCCAGGGACAGCAGACCCTGCTCGACCTGCTGCGGGAGGCGGAGGCCGCCGACGAGGGCATCCTCGTCGAACACCGCGAGCAGTTCCCCGTGTTCCGGTTCCGGGACCACGTCAGCCTGTACAACCAGGCCCCGAGCCTGGTCCTCGACTACACCGGTGACGACGGCCTGGTCACGCCGCTGGAGCCGACGGACGACGACCAGGGCGTCCGAAACGACATCACTGTCCAGCGTGCTGGCGGCTCCAGCACGCGCCGCACCCTCGACACCGGGGCCCTGTCGACGCAGTCCCCACCGAGCGGCGTCGGCCGCTACACCGACAGCGTCACCGAGAACCTCTACCAGGACTCGCAGACCGGTGACCACGTCGGATGGCGTCTCCACCTCGGCACCTGGGATGAAACCCGCTACCCCGTCGTACGGATCAAGCTCGCCAAGGCTCCCCACCTCATCGAAGACGCCGCCGATCTAGACATCGGCGACCGCATGCACATCACCAACCCGCCCGCCTGGCTGCCACCGGACACGATCGACCTGATGGTCCAGGGCTACGCCGAGGTCCTCGACCAGTTCACGTGGGACCTCGACTTCAACTGCACCCCGGCCGGGCCATGGGATGTGGCGTGGGCTGGGAACGGCACCACGGCGTCGTCGTTCAGAGAGTTCCAGTGGATCGACACCGATGGCAGCACCCTCGCCGAGGCCCTCACGGACTCGGAAACCGACATCGACGTCGGCACCACGACGGGCCCCCTGTGGACACCGAACCTGCGGGACACCCCGTTCGACTGGCGGATCGGCGGCGAAGTCATGACCGTCATCACACCCCACACCCTGGCCACCACGAACCCGTTCTTCGACACAACGATCACCGGCTGGACACAGACCAACGCGGCAGCAGCCTGGTCACAGACCTACATCCACCCCCACCCCCGCGCACAAGGCTCCCTGCAGATCACACCGAACGGATCATCCGCCACCGGTGGCGCCACCGGCACCATGACCGCGGCCAGCTCCATCACTGCCGGCGCCACTTACACGCTGTCCGGGTGGGTGTTCTCCCCGGACGGCTGGTCGGACCTGCAAGTGTGCGTGGACTGGTACGACGCTGCGGGGACCACGCTGGTGAGTGCGGCGACGGGGACGGGCCAGTCGGTCGGTGCGTCGGTGTGGACGTATCTGGAGCAGCAGTTCACGGCGCCGGCGACAGCCTCGCGGGCGGTGCCGCGGCTGCGGCATGCGGGCACACCGTCGGCGGCGGACGTGTACTGGGCGTGGGCGGTGCGGATCGCCCGTTCCTCGTCGTCGTGGCTGTACGACGCGTTCGGGCGGACCGCGGCGTCCGCGTGGTCGCTGGCCGACTCGGGGCAGACGTGGCAGACCGGCGGCGGCACCGCGGCGGACTACAACGTGACAGGCGGGTACGGGGCACACCGGCTGGCCACGGCGAACGTGTCGCGAAGGACGTTCGTCGACTTCGCGTACCCGGACTTCGACTACTACGCCGACGTCACTACATCCGCGACAGCCACGGGCGGCAGCCTGTTCGGCGGGCCAACGGCCCGCTACAACGACAGCGACAACCTGTACACGGCGCGCGTGGAGTTCACCACGTCCAACACGGTCGTCCTGACAATCCGGAAGCGTGTGGCCGCAGTCGAGACGCAACTCGGCACGTACACGCTGGAGATGGCGTACACCGCAGGCACCTACATTCGCGTCCGGTTCCAGGGCACGGGGACGGCGCTGAAGGCGAAGGCCTGGCGGGCGACGGACAGCGAGCCGGGCGTGTGGCGCATCGAAGTCACCGACAGCTCCATCACGACTTCCTCGTTCATCGGGGTCCGCTCGATCTCCTCCAGCGCGAACACGAACGTCAACCCCGAGGTCCGCTACGACAACGTCGCTGTGATCAACCCCCAGACGTACACGGTCACCCGGTCGCAGAACCGCGTCGTAAAGGCCCAAGTTGCCGGCGCCTCTGTGGCGCTGGCGTACCCCACTTACACGGCGCTCTAGGAGACTCGCGTGTCCCAGCACCCGACGGTCTATACGGGCCAGCGCATCACCGGCACCGTGCTGACATCGTTCAGCTCGTTCGACTTCTGGAAGAACTCGAACACGGACCGGTCGTCGACGACGACGCTTGCCGACGACCCGGACCTGACGATGACCTTGGAAGCGAACGCCACGTACCGGGTGATCTTCTACATGCACTACGCCGCCCTCGACGCGGCCCGTTTCAAAACGGCGTGGACGGTGCCGTCCGGGTCCACGGGCGCCAGGACGGCGGTAGGCCCGGACCAGGGCGTCATCCTGTCCGGCACCTCGTCCGGCGGCACTGGCCGTTTCGGTGTCCACGCCTACGCGACGACCTGCACGTACGGCACCCGCGACCACGCCACCAACCTGTGCAGCGCGGTGGAAGAGGCCGTGCTCACCACCTCGACCGCCGGGACCCTCGCCATTCAGTGGGCGCAGGCCACATCGAACGCAACCGCGACCCGCGTGGGCGCCGGTTCGTCCCTTCACGTCAGACGACTCGCCTAGGAGGCAGCTGTGGCGGACATGCCGTACCCGTACTACAAGGTCCAGGCCGATGGCCGGAACGAGGGCGGTTTCACCCTCAAGTTGCAGATCGAGGAGGGCGCGGGCGGCCCCCTCGAAGGCCGCACGACAGAGGGCGTCCTCGACTCCCTGAAGGAACTCCTCGTCGGCGGCGACGACACGGTCACCGTGACTGTGACCCGCTACGAAATCACCACCACCAACGACCTGTAGGACACCCGCACCGTCACGCGAAGGAGGCATGACCATGGCCTGGTACCCCGGGGCTAAGAAGATGGAGCTCCAGCCGGAGAGCGACAGTCAGCCGGCGATCCGGCCGACGCAGTTCATCCTGCACAGCATCGTGGCCCCGTGGAGCGTGCAGCGGCTCTTCGAGTACTGGAAGTCTACCAATCTGGAGTCGCATTTCGGGCTCGGCTACGACGGGAGCCTCGGTCAGTTCATCGGGACCGAGACGCGAGCGGACGCGACGGGCGCGGCGAACCGGCGGGCGGATGGCACGGGCGCGGTGTCGCTGGAGTCCGCATCCAACTTGCAGGCGTCGGACGAGTGGACGGCGGCGCAGGTCGAGACGCTGATCAGGCTCGGCGTGTGGCTGCACGAGAAGCACGGCATCCCGTTGCGGATCTGCCGCAGCGCCTCGGATCCGGGCTTCGGCTACCACCGCATGTTCACCGCGTGGAACCCGGACGGCCATTCCTGCCCCGGGGACGCCCGCGTGACGCAGTTCAAGGAAGTCGTGTTCCCGGGCATCGTCGCCCGCGCGAACGGAACCACCCCACCCCCCGAGGAGGACCCCATGGCGGGGATCACCAAGCAGGACATCTTCGACGCGGTCTGGAAGACCGACGCGCTCGCCGCGCCGGCCGACGCCGGGGACGTGAAGACGAACCCGAACTGGGCAGCGCAGTCCATCCTGCGCGACATTCAGGCCCGGGTCCGCGCGAACACGGCGGCGGAGGCGGCGCAGACGGCGGCGATCTCGGCGCTGGCGAAGCTGGTCGGTTCCGGGGTGGACACGGCGGCGGTGGTGGCTGCGGTCCGTGAGGAGATCCGGGACGCGGTCGTGAAGGTGTCGGTCGACGTGACCGGCCCGCAGGGCTGAGGAGGCTTGCCATGACCGCCCCTCGGATCTTCGCTCTCCAACGAGACACCGACATCACCGGCGTCTCCGGGACGGGGATTGTCGCTGACGGCGTCGAGTGGCCCGACGGCACCGTGTCGATCCGCTGGCGCGGCGACCGCCCGTCCACCGTGTTCTGGGAGTCCCTGGAACACGCCGAGTTCGTCCACGGCCACCAGGGAGCAACACGCTTCGTGTGGGCCGACACCCCGAAGGAGAACTGACCATGAACCCCACCGATGCTGAGCTGTGGGCCGCGGGCCTCGGCTTCGTCCTCCCACCCGTCATCGCCATCGTCAACCAGCCGAGATGGTCTGGCGCGGTGAAGGCACTGTTCATGCTGGCCGTCGCTGCGGTCGTGGGCCTGGGCACCGCCTACTTCAACGGCGACTTCGACGGCAAGCCGATCGTGACGTGCATGCTCGTCGCCGCTGTAGTCATCGGCACCGCCTACCACACCGTGTGGCGGCCGTCCGGGATCGCCCCTGGAATCGAGCGGGCCACCTCGACGGGCGGCACGCCGGCGCCCGTCCGGGAGGCCTGACCCTGCCTCATGAGTGCGTCGGGAAGGTGGTGGCGTGGACGCGGCCATGGTGACGGCGATCGCAGCGGTGATCGGCGGTCCCGTGGCCGCGGCGGGCGTCATGTACGGAAGCCGCGGCGCGACCAGGGCGGCCCGGGAGGCGAACGCGGTGACCGGATTCGACAGTCTGACCAAGGCTCTGGTCGCGGAGCGGGACAAGGCGGAGGCGGACCAGGCGAAGGCGGAGCAGCGCGCCGACGTGCTGGAGCTGGAGGTCGCGCGGCTGCGGCTGCTGGTGCAGCAGCTCGGCGGCACTCCATGAACCGGACCGAGCTGGTGCTGTACCGCAACCGGCGCCTGTTGCTCCTCGTCGCGGTCCTGCTGACGTTGGGTGGTGGTGTCGCGCTGTCGCTGCTCCTCATCGGCCGGGAGGCCGACGCCCGCCAGGACCTGGCCCGCGAGGCGGACTTGCGCGGCACGGCCGTATCCACCCTTGCGGGTGACGTGCGAGCCCTGCGCCAGCAGGTGAAAGCCGGAGGCGAAACCCCGGTGGCGCCAGACCCGACGACGGCGGTCGAGGACCTGCCCGCGCGGGCGGAGGTCCCAGTGCCGATCCCGGGCCCGGCCGGACCAGCCGGCAGCCCGGGACCGTCGGGGGAGCCAGGGGCGAACGGGGCGGCCGGCACCCGCGGTGCGAGCGGGGAGCCCGGAGCGCCCGGGGCGGTCGGCCCGACGGGCCCTGTCGGACCGCAGGGCGAGCCGGGTCCCGTCGGTCCCGCTGGCCCGGCCGGTCCTGTCGGCCCGGCTGGGCAGGATGGCCGGGATGGTGTCGACGGGCGCGACGGCACGGACGGGGCGGATGGGCAGTCCTGCCCGGACGGCTACAGCTGGCAGACGCCGTCCTACGACCAGTACGCGAAGGTGTGCCGCGAGGATGGGGCGCCGGATCCTGGGGATGGAGGAACGGTTCCTCAGGCGGCGGGTGGTCTGGATCCGCGGCGGACGCAGTACGTGTAGGCGGTGAGCCCCGTCGTCTTCGGGCGGCGGGGCCTCGTCGTGCCCAGGGTCAGGCGGCTTTGACGATCCGTGCGGCGACGGCGGCCGCGTACTCGGACAGCAGCCGCCCATACTCGTCGCGCTGGCCGGGTGTGAGGACCCCGCCGGCGCGCTGCCACAAAGCACGGATGTCGGTGTTGATGTCGGCCACCGAGCGCACTGAACCAGGGAGGTGGGGGTCGGGGGACATGCCCCCAGGATATCGAGCGGCAGCCCGAATCACTCATGCCGGGCCCGCCAATTTCCCGGCCCCCTCACACAGGAAAGGCCCCCACGGACCGTAATCCGTAAGGGCCTTACCCACGCACACCACCGGCCGACCGGCGTACCGTTCCAAGTGGACGCAAGGAACGGAGACCAGTATGACCCACGGTTCTGACATCCACCCCCCAGCCGAGAGCAACGGGCAACGCCTCGCCCGGCTCCGCAAGCGCCACCGCTGGACACAACAGCGCCTCGCCACCGAAGCGGGATATTCCCTCGAAGCCGTCAAGAAAATCGAGCAAGGGCGCCGCAGTCTCGACCGGCCGGCCGTGATCCTCGCGTTCGCGCATGCCCTTGACTGCCACCCCACCGAAATCACCGGAGCCCCCTACGTGCCCGTCCATACCGACCGCGACGGGCAACAAGCTGTCGCCTCGGTGGCCGCGGTCCGCCGCGCTCTCATGCGCCATGGACGCCCGGCCCGCCCCACCGAAGCTGAAGCCGCCGACGTCAACCTGCCAGACCTGCGGGCGCGGGTCGACGAAGCGAACCAGCACCGGCAGGCCGCAGCCCTCACCAAGTCCGGCGCCACACTGCCCGCACTGCTGCGGGACCTCCAGGTCGCTGCGGAACTCACCGAAGACGACGACCGCCGCCAGGTGTTCGGGCTGCTGGCCTCCGGATACGAGTGCGCCATGCAGTACCTGTACAAGCTCGGCCACACCTCGGACGCGACCCTCGCCACCGAACGTGTCCTGTGGGCGTCGCAGGAGACGGGCGACCCGCTGCGCATCTTGGCGGCCCGCTGGTACGACGCCGGAGAGTTCCTCACCATCGGCGAGCATGGCGAGGCCGGTGCCATCATCGACGACGCCCTCACTGACCTCGGCGCGATCCGTACTCCGGGCCCGGAGGCTGTGTCGCTCAGGGGCTCCTTCCACTTGAAGGCGTCACTGAACCTGGCCAGGTCCACCGACACGAAGGGTGCGATCCGCCATCTCAAGCACGCGCAGCAGGCGGCGGAGGACCTCGGGGAGGACCGCAACGACTGGCAGATGCAGTTCGGCCCGACCAACGCCGCCTTGTGGTCAGTGAGTCTCCCCGTCGAGATGGGCCGGGGCCGGGACGCTGTCGCCCGGGCGGAGAAGGTGGAGCTCCCTGCCGACTACTCCCGCGAGCGCCGCTCGCACTTCCACATCGACCGCGGCCGCGCCTACTTCTACAACGGGCAGCGCGAGGAGGCCGTGCGCGCTTTCGTCGCTGCGGAGAGGCTGGCACCGCAGGCAACGCGCGCGCACGCAGCGGTCCGAGAGACGGTCGGTACTATGATCCGCACTCAGAAACGCGGTGAGCTGGTCGAGTTGGGCATCCGGCTCGGCGTTGTCTGATCTACAGGAAGGGGTACAGCCTGTACCCCTTTAGTGACCCTCTGGCCCCTAGCGTCGGTTGAGCAGCACAAACCGACAGGCCAGGGGGTCATCGCATGCCAGGCAGCAGCGTCCAGGGGACAAACAACGAGGTCTTGGCCCCGCTCTCCCTGCTGCCCCTCCCTGCCCTTGACGGGCTGTCACAGGAGCAGGTGCGCGGCGCGGAATGCGTCTGGTGCACGGTGGGCCTCGCCACGGCCACGGCTGTCGATCTGGGTGAGCGCCGCCACAAACGCCTGGACGGCCATTACTCGACGTTCCCTCGCTGCTGTCGCCGCTGCGCTGGTGAGGCTGCCGTGCGGGCTCTCCGGGACCACGCCGGACAGTGCGAGCAGTGCACCGACGACGCCTCCCTGTGCGACACCCGCGCAACGTTGGAGCAGCTCGCACGGGAGACGCGATGAGCATCGAGACACTGACCCCGGCGCAGCAGGCGCTCGGCGTACTCGCCGATCACTGCATTCTCTGCCCCGGCTGCAAGGTCGACCTCGACCGGCTGGACGAGCCGCCCAAGTGCCCGGAGGCGGAAGCGCTGTACCGGGCGTGGTTCATCCTCTGGCGCAAGGAAGTGAAGCCGTCGTGATCTGCGCACGCTGCGATCTCCGCATCGACCCTGCCGAGCCGTACATCCGGCACGACCACGACGCTCCGACGACTGCTGGCATCACGGTGTTCATTCACCGCTACCCATGCAAGCCGGCGCCTCACCAGAGCGCGCCCGCGCGCCGACACTGACCCCCGCCGCCCCTGCACCCCCGTGAGCTCGCGGGGGCGGCGGGTTTCAACGCCTCAACTCTGGGGCGTTCGTCCACAACAGGAGGCATCACGTGACCATCGCGTTGGAACGTCCCGTGGGCACCACCGACCCGACCACCCTCATCGACCCGGAGGTGACGAACCGGCTCGTCCGGCGCGTCACCACCGACCACCCGGAGATCAACACCGAGACCGCTCGCCGCATCGTCGGCCAGGCCGCCGCGTTCATCGCCACCTCCGGCCAGCAGCCCGGCCACTCCCTCGTACCGAGCGAACTGGTCGACTACGGCTGGCACGCGTTCATCCTGCACACCGTCGACTACACGGACTTCTGCCAGAAGACCGTAGGCCGGTTCGTCCACCACGTCCCCACCGACGAGAACGAGCAGACGCCCGGCGGGGCAGCGGCCGCACGTGAGCGGACCGTGGCCGCGATCCAGACGGCCGGGTACACGGTCGACTCCGAACTCTGGGAGTCGACCGCCGACTGCAACCAGTGCCACCAGGGATGCCACGACAGTCCCAAGAGCGGCTGACAACCAGCCCCTGATGTAAGACACTCCAGCCGTCCGGTGTCACAGCCGGGCGGCTGGCCCTACGAGCGGAGCAGGCAGTGACAGAAACGGCGATCGCCTGGGACACCTACTCGCGCCAGCGGCCCGAGCGCCGGCCTACGAACGCCCGCGGCGAGACGACCTGGTTCAACTGGACGCAGTACCCCGACCACGGCCCTGGCGCCGAGCTGCTCGAACTGCCTGCTGGTGGCCGCGTGCTGGATCTCGGCTGCGGGAAGGGCGGGAACGCGGCGCACTTGGCGCGGCTTGGCATGGACGCAGTCGGCATCGACGTGTCGGCGCAGCAGTTGCGGGCGGCCGAGGACCGGTGGGGCGGTATGCCGGGGCTCGACCTAGTGCGCGCGGAGGCCGTCTCCTATCTGCTCGGCGCTGCCCCGTTCGACGCGGTGTGCTCGGTGTCCGGGGCGGTGTGGTTCACGGACCCGGCAGTTCTGTTGCCGGCTGTGCGGGAGCGGCTGCGCCCGGGCGGCATGTTGGTGTTCTCGCAGCGGCCGCCCGTGGAGGGCTGCTACGGCTGTCAGGCGTCGTACATTCCGCGCGGCGCCGACGAGGACCCGCTGGTGGTGCGGCGTTGGGACTACGAGCCGCATGTGTGGGAGCAGCTGCTCGGCAGGTTCGGCTTTACGGATGTGCGCACGCAGGTGTTGGCTGCGCCGCCCGGCCCGCGCACGGTGGGCACGCTGATCGTCCAGGCACGCGCCTGACCGCTGTCTCGTGTTCGCGGCCGGTGCTCTCTCCTGACGCTGGCGGCGGGCCAACTCAGCGAACGAGGTCGGCGAGCGGCACGCCGAGGCCGTCGGCAATAAGGAGCAGATCGTTCAGGTCGGGAGGCCGGTGGGCGTTCTCCCAGCGGCTGATGCTCTTCACATCGCGGTTGATGCGTTCGCTGAGCTGTTGCTGGGTGAGGCCGACGGCGCGACGGGCGGCACGGATCTGTAACCCGATAGCCCGGCGGCGGGTGAGGACCCAGTCGGGCGGGCGGTTGCGGTGCACCCGACCAGGCTTGAGTGATCTTGCTCAGAAGTCCTTACCCACTTGGGTAATTTCCTGATCTAGGGGAAGGGTTGCATAAATGCAGGCGCCTGACACCTATAAGCCCCCGCCTCGGCCGTAGTCCGGAAGCTACAGCTGGAGCGGGTATATCCGCCTCGTCGGCGATCCGGAAGACGCTGACGAGGCGGATTCATGGGCCCAGCCCGTCCGGTACCGAGTATCGGACGGGCTGGGCCCTGCGCTGTGGCGGGCGCCAGCACAGGGGCCCTGCCGTCTCACACATCTCTCACAGACTGTGCGTGATACGGCAGCCAGACCCCACCACACCCGCCATCTATAGCGGCTCTCCTGGACCCTATGGACACCATGGAAGACCCCTAAGCTAGGGGTACATCCTAGTGATCAACAGAGGACACCAGGTCAGAGCCGCTTTACCGGCCTAACCGACGGCCGAAATCTCACAATCACTCACAGGCCCGATCACGCCGCAGCCTCGTCGCCGAAACCCAGCAGCACCGTGAGGTGATCCGAAGCCGACCGCAGATCCTCCGGACTCGGATGGACGTACACGCGCTTCGTGAACGACGCGGAAACATGCCCCGCCCACGCCGCCAAGACGACGTCCTCCACACCATTCACGGCAAGGAACGTCAGACACGAATGCCTCGCGTCGTACAGACGCACCTTCCGCAACTCCAGCGCATGCATCAGCGAGTAGGCGTGCTCCCGCAGATGCCGAGTCGTAAGCGGCTGCCCCAGATGGTCAACGAACAGATACCCAGACGGCACGTACAAGCCACCCATGGACATCTGCTCAATCTCCTGCAGGCCCTTGAACGCCACCAGCGCCTGCCTCACAGGCTCCGGCAGCGGCAAGACCCGCTCACCAGCCTCCGTCTTGGTGTCCTTCTCCAGCACCCGCGCATTCCCGATCATCGTGCGCGTGTTCGCAATCGCCAGCGTCCCGGCATCGACGTCGATGTCCTCCCACCGCAGACCGGCAACCTCGGCGGGACGCAGGCCCATGAGGCTGAGCATGAGCGGAGCGAAGAGCCGGTCGTCCCGGATGCCGACGAGGAAGTCCTTCACCTCGATGACGTTCCAGGGTGCCGGCCGCTTGTTGGTGCGCCGGTCTTCCTTCCACGCCTTCCGTGGAATGTCGACGTACTGGGCCACGCTGGCGTGAACAAACTTGCGGACGACCGCCCAGCCGAGTGCTTCCTTCAGGCGGGACAGCACTCCTTGCGCGGTGGAGGGGCGGATCCCGGTCCCTGCCTTTCCGCCGCGGCGGCGGGCCGCGACGAGGAGCCACGCCACCATGGACTCGATGTGGCCCTCTGTCAGCTCCTGCACGCGCAGATGCCCGAGGTACTCGTACACGTGGCACAGGGCGTTCTTGTAGCCCTGGATGGTGCTTTCCTCCAAGTCGCGTGCCTTCTTTTCGAGCCACATGTCGAGCAGCTCGGCGACGGTCATCTTGTTGGGAGGCACGAACGCGCCGGTGGCCTGCTGGTTGATGATGCGGGCCAGTTCGTTCTGTGCCTCCTTCTGTGTCTTCTTGGTGACGGTCAGCTGCTTGCGCTTGCCGTTCTCATCACGGCCGATGTCCACCACGAAGCGGTACCTCACGGCACCGCTTCCCAGCACGACCTTCCGGATCTCTGCCACCTTCTCCTTCTCTCAGCGTCAGGCGATGGGCTATCCACCGCCCAGTAGACACGTCACCGCGCTGACGACCGGCATGACGGTGAGGCCCACACATGGCCCGGAAGAGTCCTGTGTTGGCTCGGGTTCGGCCGGCGGAGATGGTGACGGTGTCGTGTTGGGTGGTGGAGGTGCGTCGTCGCCGCTGGGGCTTGGGCCAGGGGCTGTCCCGCTGGCGGGCGGGTGGTCCGGCGGCTGCGGCCCGGGCGTCGTTGGTGTGTGCTTGCCTGACGGGTCCGTCTCCGCTGACGGGTCCGCCTCGGTACTCTCGGACATGGGCAGGGCGGAGCTGGCAGGCACTGTGCTGGAGGGGGAGGGCGACGGGCTTGCGCCCGTTTCCTGGCTCGGACTGGGGGACGGCGTGCGGGTGCCAGTGGGCGGCGGGATGAAGGAGGGGGCCGCCGTCGGTGCGGAGGACGGCGGACGCTGATCACCGTCCTGCCACGGCTGATAGGTCAGAAGGACCATGGTGACCGTCGTAACCGCGGCCATTCCGACCACAGTCCCGGCGAGGTGCAGCGGGTGCGACTTCCACGTCTCCCGCATGGCTTGACTGACCGTCACCGTCATAGCCGCGAGGCCTCCGCCGAGGTAGAGCCCCAAGTGCTTCTTCCGGCGCACGGGGTGCGCGACGCCGGACAGAGCGGGCTCCGGATGGATACCGTTGGCCGCCCACACGGCCTGGTGTTGTGCCTCGGGCGCACCCTGGAGGGCGCGCAATATCTGTTCGCTGTTGCGCTCGGCACGCATGTCGCGCAGCTGCCGATTGAGGTTCTGCCTCAGCCGCCGGAAGAGCAGCACAACCACGATGAATTGCAGGCCGAGCCCAGCCGCGAGAATGAAATGAATCATTCTTCCCCTATGACACGGTTGGTCTCGGTTGCCGCGCATGTCGGCGTATGCGCGGGCTACACAAAGTGCCTCCCGAGTTGACAGAAGTCACTCGAACAAACACAGATTGTGGCCGAAACACTACTATCCGATCCAACTCCTAGCCAGCGCGATGCGGATGTTCTTCCACGGGATGCAACTTCGGTTCCGGAGTTGACGGTCCATCCGACTCCAGCTCCCCGGCCTCCACGCGCTCAGCGAGGCGACGCAGTGCCGGCGCCCGATCGGCCGCCGGAAGTTCATTGATCATGTCCATGATGATGCGCTGTCGCTCTGACGTAAGCCGGGCCAGCGGGTTCGGAAGCGCATCGGATCGCTCCACGTCCTGAATCTCAATCTCACGCAGGATCGCCGCAGCCTCAGGCCGGAACTTGGCCAGTCGGGCGGACAGCACTCCGACGGTGTGCGCCATGTGCGCCAGCGTCTTGTCCGGGGCGTGTACGCGGGCGGAGGCGCCGATCTTGCCTTTGAAACCAGTCTCGATCTGGCGCCATCGGAAGCGTCCGATCCGAACAGGGGTCATCTCTGCGGCCTCTTCGATGCTGAGGCCGCGCGCCTGACGGGCAAGGCGGATGAGCTCTCCCTCGGGCGGCGGCTTGGGGGGGCCGTGCTCCGAGCCCATGACTTCCCTCCTACTCCTGTGAACTTTAGGCAACTTCAGTCAACTGTTGCAGGTTCGGCGCTACGCCCCAACTCCGGAACCCCTCAACACAACTCCTTCACAAACTCGTGGCTAGTACTGGCTACTTCACTGTTGACTCTTGGCTACTTCCGGCTACTGTTAAGCCATGGCCCCACGCACTCACGACCCCCAAAGACTCCAACGCCGCCGGATCCAAGCAGGGCTCAACCACCGAGAACTGGCCGCACAAGTAGGCATCAGCAAGTCACACATGGGACGGCTGGAACGCGGCCTCAGAAACGCCTCACCCGGCCTCCTCAAGCGGTTCGCCGAACTCTTCGACTGCGACATCGCCGACCTGATGCCACCCGAAACCGGCATCAAACGCCAGGCAGGTGCCGCCTGATGGCCACCACCAAAGAAGTCCCGACGCTCGCCGAAGTACGCGCCTGGCCAGCCACCGTCAGCGTCCCGCAGGCCGCAACCGCTCTCGGCATCTCCAAGAGCTACCTGCACGAGCTGATCAAACGCGACGAAGCACCGGTCAAGGTCCTGCCTCTGAGCGGACGCAACCGCGTCATCACCGCGTCGCTCGTCCGCCTCCTGGAAGCCGCGTAGTGCGCGCCTTCCTGTGGGCCCTCCTCGGCTGGGCCTGCCCGACCTGCGAGCACCGCAACCCGCCCTCGCGGATGGAGTGCCGGCGGTGCCGGAGGAGCCGGCCGCTCGGCGCCTGACCCATCACACGCCGAGGGGCCGCTCCGACTTCCCGGCCTGAGCAGCCCCACGACTCGGCAATCCACCAGAACAAGAAGGAAGTGGATCACTTGAGCATCAATCCTATCGACCTCCCCGGGGCAAGCACCCCCGTCCTGACGCTGGCGAAGGCGCCGCTCCCGGACGTGGAGAAGGCGCGGGAGCTGGACTGGTACGAGCAGGTCGAGCTGCGTGAGCGGAACGACTTCTCGTACCGCTGCACCGTCGACTACAAGGACCTGCCGCAGTCGGGGCATGTCGCCCATGAGGCGCTGGTGGACCGGGTGTTGGTGACGGCGACGGACATGAGCGTGCTGGCCGAGTGGCTGTTCGTGATGGGCGGCGCGGTGTCGCCGGTGGATCTGCCGTCGGGTCAGACGGTGTGGACGCTGGCGACGTCGACGTGGACGGACTCGCCTCGGTTCCCGGTGGTGCCGGTGTTCGTGTCGGTGGTCCAGTCGACGGACGCCCCGGTCATGCACGAGATCACTGCGGCGGTGACCGCGTGAACACCAAGAGCGTGAACTCTGCGGCGGGCGTGATCCTCGCTGCGCTGACGCAGAACCGTACGGCGGCCGGCATTGCGCTGGCGTTGGACTCGGCGCGGATGTTGATGACGCCGGAGATCGCGGCGGAGTTGGAGCAGATCCGGGTTCGGGTTGGCGAGCTGGAGGCGCAGCGCGAGGCCCTCGTCGAGCGTCTCCGTGCGGGCCAGCAGTGGAAGCGGGGCCGCAACCCGGAGTTGGTCAGCCAGAACTTCGTATCGCAGTCGGAGTTGCGGAGCATCTTCGGCATCCCGCTGGCCGCTCCCTGGGACGACGCTGAGGCGTCGGCGGACGAGGTGACGCGGCTCCTCGCGCCGGTGCAGGCCCTGCGTGAGGAGCAGTACGAGTCGCTGCACCACTCGTACCGCGTGGGCCGGGACCTGCCCGAGATGGGCGGTGCCCTGTGACCGCCCTCGACCCCACGAAGCACCTGCTCGGCTACGGCCGCCGTGACGCGGCCACGGGCATGCTGCACGGCCACATCCGCTGGCCCGACGGTCGGCCGCCCACTCCGTTCGGCTGCCGCTGGTGCGGCATCGCGCGGGGGTGGGACCACTGCCAGCTCTGGATCCCCGGAAGGGGTTTCCACGTGTGGCAGCAGCCGACGCAGGCACAGATCAAGGCGCGGATGCTGGCCCGCCGGAACGCCCGCAAGGCCGTGTGCCGGTGTGTGGAGCCGTGGGAGCAGCAGCCGTTCGCGCCCGTCGTCGACCCGTACCGGTGCGAGGCGGAGCACTGCCGGATGCATGACCGTCTGATCGGCGCGTGGCTGGCGCCGCTCACCGTCGACGAGGCCGTGGCGCGTCTGGCGGGTGGCCGCTGATGTACAACACGCATTCGCCCGCTGAGTGGGCGTCCATGGTGTGTCTCGCGACGAGTGTGTACGCGGGCCTGAGTGCCCCGTACTTCGTGTTCGTCGACGCGGACCTCGCCGACTTCGACCCGCGCCCGGCGCTGGCCCGTTCCCAGTCCCCGCTGTGGCAGGCCGCCGTGCATGCGGGCCACGACCTGAACCGGGCGATCGCCAGCGGCGAGCACCACGCCCGCGAGTTCGCGACCAACGCCGGGTCCTTCGCCCGCTTGTCCCTGCGCGATGCCGCCCTCACCGCGACCGCGCTCCTCGCCCTCCTCACGATCACCCCGGGAGACGCCCGATGAACCGCATCCGTCTGATCCTGCACCGTCTGTTCCGGCGCCCCGCGATCACCGAGCCCATGCGGATCTCCACCCGCCGCATCCCCGACGGGCTGCTCCTCGACTTCGAGGCCTACTTCGTCTACGTGATCGAGACGATCACAGACGATCCCGAACTCCTCGACCTGCTCATGGAGATCGTCGAGGACCGGGGCATGGCCCGCGAGCACGACGGGTGGGAGCCCGAGGCGCTGCTCGTTGAGCGGCTGGCGGAGCGGGTGGGGCACGAGGTCCCGATCCGGGGGAAGGCGCTGGCGTCGCTGGCTGCCCGGCTGGCGTCGGGTGTTCCGGCTCCGGCTGTGGTGATCCCGGCGCAGAGCAAGGGCGGTGCTGCCGCATGAGCGCCCGTGCGCGTGTCCACGCGATGTTCCCCCTCGACGAGACCGCGGAGCAGGAACTCGACAAGCGGCTCGACGCCCACCGCGCCGAGGTCCTCGCCGAGGAACTCCACCACGCCGCCGACGAAATCGACCAGGCACAGCAGCGGCTCGTCGTGAAGAAGACGGTCGTGAACCTTCTCCGGCGCCGCGCAAACCAGGCCGGGGAGAAGGCCACCCCGGCGGGGGCGCCTGCCACTCCCTCGCTGACCATCTACCGCGCATCACACGACTCGATCGTGATGGGGCTGTACACCACGGCAGCCGCCGCCCGCGAGCACTGCGAGACGGAGGAGCGCCGCTCGTGGGCGACCGGGACCAACCTCTCCTTCGACTGGATCGAGGACGAGGAGGACGGCATCGCCGAGCTGACCGCTTGGGTCGGCGGCGAGGAGTGCACGACGGGCTACGTCGTCACCGCGCTGGAAGTCGCCTCTGTGTACGACGAGGAGGCCGACGAATGAGCACGCTCCTCGACGCGGACCGCATGACCTCCCTGTTGGCTGCGATCCGTGAACAGCCCGACCTCCGCTGGAAGTCCGGTCGCGCCGTCCGCGCACTCCGGGGCGCGGGACATCACCCGGTCAGCCCCAACACCGCCAGCCACTACCTCCAGCAGCTCGCCGCCGCAGGCCACCTCACCCGGCACGAGCAGCTCGGCGTCCGCTACTACCTCCTCCGGAAGGACAGCGAGTGAGCATCACCGCGCAGGCCGGGACCAGCACGGTCCCGGCCGCCGGCCGCCGGGTCACACCCACCGGCCGCCTCATCCTCCCCGCCGACGCCGACCGCGCCGACTGGCTAACCGCCCGCCGCTCCGGCATCGGCTCCTCCGACGTCCCCGCCATCCTCGGACTCATCCCGCTCAACCCGCCGCTGAAGGTCTACTACGACAAGCTCGGCTTCGACGTCGATGACGCAGGCGAAGCCGCCTACTGGGGCACCGTCCAAGAGGAGCCGGTGGCCCGCCGCTGGGCCATGCAATCCCGCTCGGTGATCCGCCGCGTCGGCCTCGTCGCCCACCAGGACCACCCGCACCGGATGACCACCCTCGACCGCCGGGTCACCGAGTGCCCGCTGTCCGAGGACGAGCAGGCGCCGTGCGCGCTGGAGGTCAAGACCCGCTCCGCGTTCAAGAGTGCGCAGTGGCACGCCGGAGCCCCGGACGACGTCACCGCACAGGTGCTGTGGCAGATCATCGTCAACGGCTACGAGCACATGCACTACGCCGTGTTGATCGGCGGCAACGACTACCACCAGGGCGTCATCCGCGCCGACCAGTACACCGACGTGATGGCCGACATCACCACCGCGGTCGACAAGTTCTGGTTCGAGCACGTGCAGGCCGCAGTGCCGCCGGAGCCGACCGGTGACGGTGAGGCCCTGACCCGGCTGTTCCGGCGCCTCCACCCCACCCGTTCCGGGACGGTCGACGTCGACCGCCACGACGACGCCCTCGATGCGCTCCTCGACTACGGCACCCACCAGCGGGCCGAGTCCGCCGCGAAGAAAGCGAAGGCCGCAGCGAAGGCCCGCATGATCGCCGCCCTCGGATCGGCGCAGTCCGCGCTGATCGGCGGCGAACGCGCCTACTCCCTGGAACCCAGCCAGGCCGCGCCGAAGGTCGACTTCGAGCTGATGGCCGAGCGCTACCCGGACGCCTACGCCGCATGCGTGGCCCCGAATCCGACCGAACGCATCGACATCGCCAAGCAGTACAAGGGGGGCATCTGACATGGGCCTGCGCGAGAACGCAGCCGCGGCCGCCGGCCGGACCATCGAACCGGACGAGCAGGACACCACGCCGACGGGAGCCGAGGAGTTCATCCCGGCGCCGGACCCGATGGCCGGATACGAGCCCGGCGACGACGACCCCGAAATGGTGCCCGTTCACCTCGCCTGGCTCCGGGTCCGTAAGGAAGTCCGCGCCATCGCCAAGGGCGAGCAGTACAACGGCGGCGGCACCCGCTTCAACTTCCGAGGCGTCGACACCGTCGTCAACACCTTCGGTCCGGTCACGCTGAAGCACGGCATCAACATCTTCCCCGTCGGCATCGAGGCGGAGCACCGGGACACCACCACGTCCAAGGGCAACAAGATGCGCGAGTGCACCGTGACCGTGTCGTGGATGGTCATGGGCCCCAAGGGCGACACCCTCCCGGCGCTGCTGAAGACGCGGGGCGAGGCCCTCGACTCGGCGGACAAGGGCACCGCGAAGGCGCAGTCCGTGGCGCTGCGGGTGCTGCTCCTGACGGGCGGTCTGACGCCGACGCACGACAAGGATCCCGACTCCTCGAATGTCGAGCGTGGTGAGAACCCGATCCGTCCCGCGGCCACCTACCTCGATGAGATCTGCAACCCGCACACGAGCGCAGGCCGTCTGCGGCAGATCCACCACGAGCTCGGCAGTACCCGGCAGTTGGGTGCGCTGGTGACGAACGAGGTCGGCGAGGAAGAGCAGATCGGCGCGATGGTCGTGCGGATCGGCAAGGAGCGCGCTGCCGGGGGTGGCCAGTGAGCGCCTTCGCCGACGTCCGCAAGGCGGCATGGGACACGGAAACGACCGGCCCGAATCCGCTCGAAGACCGCATCGTCACCGCCGCGTTCATCGTCCGCGGCGGCGGCCACGAAGACCGTGACTTCTCCTGGCTGATCAACCCGGGCATCCCGATCCCGCCGGAAGCGACCGAAGTCCACGGCGTCACCGACGTCATGGTGCAGGCCAACGGGCAAGACTCGAAGACCGCGCTCGACGAGATCGCCTCCACCTTGGCCACCGCCATCGCGCACGGCATGCCGGTGATCGCGTTCAACCAGTCCTTCGACTGGTCGATCCTCCACTACGACCTGGTACGCCACGGCCTGGACACCGTCCACGACCGCGTAGGCCCCGGCCCCCTGCCTCTGCTCGACCCGCACGTCATCGACAAGCAAGTCGACAAGTACGTCAAGGGCACCGGCATGCGGAAGCTGAAGCCGACCGCCGAACGCTACGGCGTCGCCCTGGAGGACTGGCACACCGCGGAGGCGGACGCGCTGGCCGCTCTGCTGATCGCCGAGGCGCAGTTCGCGAAGTACGGGCAGCTCAACTCGTACGGGCCGCAGCAGTTGTTCGCGGCGCAGAAGGCTTGGCGGGCGGAGCAGCAGGCCGGGCTGCAGAAGTGGTTCCGGACGAAGGCGACGGCGGAGCAGGGCGGGGCGCCGGACAAGGTCATTGACGGGTCTTGGCCGCTGATCCCGGCTCAGCGGGACGGGGGCGCGTCATGAGGCTGCCCTTCCTGCTTTCCCGCCACCGTGTCGAGCGGCTCCTCGGCGGTCAGGCCCGCGGCTACGAACTCGTCATCAGGAAGATCGGCGAACAACACCAGGAGCGGCACGACCTGGTCGCCGAGCAGCTCGCCGACGTCAGCATCGTCAACGACTGCCTCACCCGCGACCTGCTCACCTCCCGCCGCCAGCGGGTCATCGCGCGGAAGGCCGGGGCTCGCATCCTCGCCGCGTGGGCTGCGGAGAAGCGGCGTGCCGACCGACTGCAGCAGCGCCTCGACGACGCGGTCGGTCTCCCGGCCGGCCGGATCACGGACAGCGGCCCGTGGCAGCCCGCCTATGTGGAGCCGAAGGCGGACACCACATGAGTAACACGGCTGTCTACGTCATCAACGGCGGGTATGCCGTCGTGTTCGGCCTGCTTGCCGTGGCCATCTTCCGCCGTCGACCTGGTCGCCCGTCGGAGCAGGAGCGGGCTGAAGCCGCCGCCGCCCGTATCGGCCTCGTGCCGCCCGGCCCGGACGCGACGCCGGGCAGTGACGCTGCCGTGCAGGACGCGTGCGAGCTCCTGTACTCCATGCCCGCCTACTCCGGGGCCGACCTTGACGCCGGGCTGGCCCGGCTGCGGGCCGCGATCCGCGAAGAACAGCAGAAGGGGGAGCTGTGAGCACCCTGTTCGACACCACCGAGGTTCCGGCCGCTCCGGCGGCTGGGCCTCGGCCCGGCTTGTACCGCGTGGCCGGGCTGGACATCTCGCTGACCGGCACTGGCATCGCCACCCTCGGCGGCACCACTCGCGTCCCCACCACCGGCCACCGCCGCGACACCATCGTCCAACGCAACCAGCGCATGCGGCACATCACCGACACCGTCCTCACCGACGTCGGCGACGTCCACCTCGCCTGCGTCGAAGGACCCTCCCACCACTCCGTCGGCGGCTCCGTCTGGGACCGCGGCGGCCTCTGGTGGATGATCGTCTCCGCGCTCTGCGCCCGGGACATCCCCGTCGCCATCGTGCCGCCCATGTCCCGCGCCAAGTACGCCACCGGCAAGGGCACCTCGCGGAAGGCCGCGGTCCTCGACGCCGCACAGGCGCGGTACGGGGCGATCCTCCCGACCGACGATGAGGCCGACGCGCTGATTCTTCGGGCGATGGGGTTGCACTGGCTGGGCCAGCCGTTGGCGGAGGTTCCGGACGGGCATCGTGCGGCGCTGGCCGGTGTGCAGTGGCCGGAGCGCGAGGCGGTGACCGGCCGATGAACATCCGCGCCGACATCGCCGAACTCCTCCACGCCGGCCACCCCCAGGCGTACATCGTCCGTGAACTCCACGTCGCCCCGCGCACCGTGCAACACACCCGCGAAGCCCTCGGCCTCCCGGCACCGCGATGCGGCCCGCCCGACACCTACACCTCCGAAGAGGACGCCTACCGCTCGAACAGTAAAGCCATCGACGGCGGCCACCAGCGATGGACAGGACACACCGACACGAACGGCCATCCCCGGCTGAACTTCCGCCAACAGCGCCTGTCCGCCCGCCAGATCGCCTTCCGGCTGCACCATGGCCGCGACCCCCAGGGACAGCTCTCCGTGGGCTGCGACATGGCCGGCTGTGTCGCCGGAGCCCATTTGGAGGACCAGCAGATCCGTGATGCAAGGCGCCGTCGAATCCGTGAGGCGAACCGGCGAGCGGACTCCGCCTTCGCAGCGATCTTCGGGGGTGGGGCGTGAGCTACACCGGCCAGACCCCCGACACCCTGCGTCCCGTCGACTGGCGCACGGCCAGCGCCTGCCGCGAGGTGGACCCCGAGCTGTTCTTCCCCACCCCCGGCGACGCGCGCGGCGTCAACTACGCCAAGGAGATCTGCGCGAGCTGCCCGGTCCGTCGTACCTGCCTGGCTGCGGCGCTCGCCGAGGAGGGCGGCCGGGCCAAGAACAACCGGTTCGGGGTGCGTGGCGGGCTGACGCATGGCCAGCGGTACGCCCTGTATCACCGGCGCCGCATGGCCGAGCGGAGGGCGGCATGAGCGGCGGCCGGCGCCGCCGCGCCCCGCCCGCCGAGCCCGAGTACCGGCCCGGCCAACTCCTCGACTGGCGCGACTCCTCGCACTGGTCCGACCGGCCGCTCCCGTGCCGCTACTGCGGATTCCCCGCACACACCCGGGACTCCCGGATGAAACCCGCACACAAGGTCTGCGCCGAACAGGCGCTCGCCACACAGGCTGCCGAAGCACAGGCCGCCTACCAGCAGGAAGGAACCACGTAATGCCCAAGCTCGGACCCGCCGACGTCCCCGAGGTCAAGCTCGACTCGGCCGCCGCCGTCGTCGAGGCCTCGATGACCCGCGAGCAGCGCCGCGGCCTCTTCGAGAAGCCCGGCACGGTCGTTTACGCCATCGTCGAGCTCACCTCCAAGTCGTACACCGGGCACGCCGAGGGCGAGGAGAAGCCCGCACAGGTCAAGGTCCGCGTCACCGGCTGCGAAGTCGCCCGCAACGACGAGGACGCCAAAGCCCTGATCGACGCCCGCCGCGCCATGTACCGCGGCCGGCAGATCGACGGCACGTTCGACGAGGTCGGCCGCGGCCCGATCCACCCGGGCAACCACCTCGACGAGCTGGCCGCGACGAAGCCCACCGAGGACGAGCTCCGGGACTTCAAGCGGCGCCGCGAGCAGGACCGCCAGGACGAGTTCGTCCGCTGACCACCTGACGGGGCGGCCGGCCCCTCGGCGCATCCCCCAGCGTCGCGGCCGCCCACCGGCCCGGGAGCCCGCAACTTCCCCCTACCGCGGGCTCCCGGGCGCCACAGCACGAAGCCCCGCACCAGCACGGTGCGGGGCCTGGAGGAGGAAGGAGCAGCCGGTGTCAGGTTCCACGTCGCAGCTCGTCGCGATACCTGGCCAGGTCGCTTTCCAGGTGCTCCCGGTTCTGCTCGCCGAAGGTGTCGTCGATCAGCCGCCAAATCGCCTGAGCGGTCAGCCGGTCCTCCAACGCCTGTTCGTAGAAGTCGACGGATACGACGGCGACTTGGGGCTTGTCCCGCCGGGTGAGCACGACGGGCGTACCGAGGAGGCGTACCTCGGCGATGACCTCGGTCATGTTCGCGCGAGCGTCGGACACACCCATGCGCTTCTCAGCGGGCTGACTCATGCGACCAGGATACACAGCAGACCAACATCCAAGTGCGTCGCATTGTACAATTCAGAAGCAGGGGAAGCCCACCGAAGACCGCCCTGAGAGGCCCTGGTTCCGCGCGCCCAAAACCCCTGATCAGCACGGCCGAGAGAAGACACTCCGTGGGAATCCGCTTGATCGTCGAGGTGCTCACCAGCGCACCCGAAGCCCTGACGCACAGGGAGAAGCTCCTCCTCGTCGTCCTGGCCGAGGACGCCAACGACACCACCCGCATCACGTGGAACAGCGTGGAGCGGCCCGAGGTGCTGCGCGGCGCGAAGCTCAGCCGCGCGCAGCTCTACGCCGTCCTGAAGTCCCTCGCGGCCAAGGGTGTCCTGGAGAAGCTGTCGTCCGGCCAGAAGAACGGCACGGCGAAGTACAAGATCCCCGCCTTCGAAGAGTCTCAGTGTCAGGGAATCCCTGACACTGACGGCCCGTCTCAGAGTCCCAGTTCTCCTGACACTGAGACCTCTCAGTGTCCCGGAACTCCTGACACTGACGAAAACGCTCAGTGTCCCGAAAACGCGGACACTGACCCGTCTCAGTGTCAGGAAATCCCTGACCTCAGTGTCAGGGAATCCCTGACCCCTACCCCTCTTAACCCCTCCTCTACTACCCCCTCAGCTAGCCAGCAGGAAGAGCCCGCCCCCGAACGTCTCGGCTACGGCATCCCAGAAGCCGCCCGCCCCCTCGTCGACCAACTCACCGCAGCAGGCGTCGTCGTCCGCTGGCCCTTCACCGGCAACACCTGGTTCCCGCTCCTGGCACTCATCGAGAAGACCGGCATCCCCGCCCTCGTCGACCACGCCGTCCAAGCAGCCGCGCGAGCGTCCGAACCCGTCAGCTCCGCCAAGTACTTCATGCGCGGCTGGAGCGAACTCCCGCCCATGCCCGGGCACGGCACCGCCCGGCCGCCGCTGCGCGCCGTCTCCGGCGGATGGCAGCCCTACACCAACCCCGCCGACCACTCGGTCTACGAGAACGGATTCTGAGCCATGACCGACCCCAAGACCCTCACGGAACACCGGCCCTCCGCACTCGCCAACCTCATGGCCGGCGTCGCCGAGCGCCACCCGCACATCCAGCCCGGCCCCATCGACGACCAGCCCACCCCCGACGAACCGGGCCACCCCGAATACCACCGCCGCCGACGCGCCGAATGGGCCCTCAGCCGCTGGACCACAGCCACACCGCCCCGCTACCGCCGAGCCGCCGCCGTCCACCCCGACATCCAGCAGTGGGCCGACAACGTCGGCGCCGACCCTGAGACCGCCGGATCCCTCCTTCTTACCGGAACCACGGGCACCGGCAAGACCCACCAGGCGTACGGAGCGCTCCGCCGCATCGCCGAAGCCGGACCTCACCGCTACGAGATCATCGCGACCACGGCCGCCGACATGTACGGGCTGCTCCGTCCCAAGGGATCCGAGCGGGGAACGGAAGCCGAACTCGAACGACTCGCCCGTATCCCACTGCTCCTCCTCGACGACCTCGGCTCGGCCAAGGCCTCCGAGTGGACCGAAGAGATCACATACCGGCTCATCAACGAGCGGTACAACGCCTGCCTCCCCTCGATCTACACCAGCAACCTCCCCGCCACGTCATCCGACGGCCGCGACATCACCAGCGCGCTCGGCGAACGCATCGCCTCTCGCCTCTCCCAAGACACCCGCGTCGTCGCGATGACCGGCCCCGACCTCCGCCGCGGACTCCGGAGCGTCTCCTGATGCCCATCCGTCCGGAGAACCGCCACCGCTACCCGAAGAACTGGCCGCAGATCAGCCGCCGCATCCGCTTCGAACGAGCAGAAGGACGCTGCGAGTGCACCGGCGAGTGCGGACGCGGCACCCACGACGGCCGCTGCTCCAACATCCACGGCCAGCACGCCTACAGCACCGGCTCGAAGGTCGTCCTCACCGTCGCCCATCTCAACCACACGCCCGAGGACTGCCGCGACGACAACCTCCGCGCCATGTGCCAGGGCTGCCACCTCCACTACGACCGCGACCACCACCGCGAGACCGCAGCCGCCACCCGACGAGCCGCCATCGAAGCCTCCGGCCAACTCGCCCTCGACGCCCCTCCGTGACCAAGCCGCCCGAGTGGTCCATCCGCTGCCCCTGGTGCCAAGCAGCCCCCGGCAACCGCTGCACCAGCCCCCGCGGCCGACGCCTCCCCATCGAATCCCACGACGCCCGCATCACCACATGGACCAACCGCCCCACCACCGAGAACGGAGCCAACCAATGACCACCATCCCCGCCGCAGCCATAGCCGTCATCGCCGCCGCCCTCGACGACTACCGCCTCACCACACCACCCCACACCCAGACCCCCCGCGCAGCCGCCGAACGCGCCGCCGAATACCTCGCCTCCAGCGGATGGGGCCTCCACGTCCCCCGCAGCATCCAGCCCCGCGCCCGCGCCGCATGCCCCGCCTGCACCGTCCGCCACCTCATCACCCAAGCAGGCCGCATCCGACGCCACGGACCCCACGGCCACCCCTGCCCCGGATCCGGCAGCCCGGTCCGAGTCACCGCCTGACCGCCGGCCACCACCCACCCCAGCCACACGAAACGGACACCATGACCACCACCACCACCACCACCCACCGCGGACTCACCATCAAGCAGCCCTGGGCCTTCGCCATCGCCGAAGGCTTCAAGACGGTCGAGTGCCGCTCCCGCCGCACCCACTACCGCGGCCAGCTCCTCATCCACGCCGGACGCGCTGTTGACCACTCGGTGACGATCGTCAGCTACAGCCGAGACGCCGCAATCCGCTTCGACGAGCTCGGAGGCCGCTCGAACTACTGGGACGTCCGCGAGCACATCCCGAGCCGCATCGTCCCGCCGCCGCCCACAGCGATGGCGTGCTCCGGAGTCATCGCCACGGCCCGCCTCGCTGGCTGCCACGAGGCCGCTGACGGCTGCTGCGCCCCGTGGGGCTTCCCCGACCAGTGGCACTGGGAGCTCGCCGACGTCCAGCCCCTGAAGCGGGCCGTGCCGCGCGCCGGCGCCCTCGGCTTGTGGAAGCCCGACATCGAACTCCTGGCTGCTGTCGCCGACGCCGCCTGACCGTGCTCATCCGGTTACGCCCACTCCACGCGATCACCACCACGCGCGAGCACCCCACCCCACCCAACTCGCCCGACCACACCGAAAGGCCAACCACGATGACCGACCACACCAGCCGCCCCGCGATGACCATGCGGCAGATCCGCCAAGCCCTCGGCCACACCGTCCCGCCGCCCGGCGTCCCGGAGCCGACCGTCCAGCCCACCGGCTACGTCGTCTCCTGCCTCCCGGAAGGCCACGACGACCGGTGGACGTTCACCGTCCAGGTCCGCTACGCCGGACACGGCCTGTTCGCGATCAAGCACGGCATCCGCCAGTACGGCACCGACGGCACCTGGTCCTACGAGCCCGACTTCGACGAGGACGACGCAGCCGAGGACGCCTGGCTGAAGGAGCACCGCTTCGACCACGACACGGCGCTGCGCCTGGCCCGCGAGTTGGCGCCGACGCTGACGTACCGGGGCCAGTCGGTCGCCGACGTGCTTGCCGCCGCTGCCGCTGTTGTTGGTGGCGAGTCCGGGAACAACCAGTGACCGCCGCCCGGCAGCACGTCGTCATGTGGTCAGGCGGCATCACCTCCTGGGCCACCGCCCGCCACGTCATCGCCGAGCACGGCACGGCCAGCACGACCCTGCTGTTCGCCGACACCAACGCCGAAGACGAAGACCTCTACCGCTGGAACAACGACGCAGCCGCACAGCTCGGCATGACCCTCACCAGGGTCGCCGACGCCCGCGAGCGCACCCCGATGCAGGTCTTCGAAGACAAGCGCTGGCTCGGCAACACCCGCCTCGCCCAATGCGCGCTGGAGCTGAAGCTGAAGCCGTGCGAGGACTGGCTCGCGGGCAACCCGGAGCTGACGTTCGACAACACCACGCTGTACGTCGGCCTCGACTGGAGCGAGCCGCAGCGCATCCCCGGCAACAGGGCCAGCTGGCTGCCCTGGCACGCCGAGTACCCGCTGACCGAGCCCCCGTACTGGGACAAGGCCCAGCTGTTCGCTCAGGCCCGGGAGGTGGGCCTAACGATCCCTCGCCTGTACGAGCTCGGCTTCGCGCACAACAACTGCGGCGGCGGATGCGTGAAGGGCGGCGTCGGGCAGTGGACGCGGCTGCTGAAGGTCTTCCCGGACCGGTACGCGAAGCACGAGGCGTTCGAGCAGCGGATGCGGGCCACGCTCGGCAAGGACGTGTCGATCCTCCGCGACCGCACTGGCGGAGAGACGAAGCCGCTCACGCTGGCCGCGCTCCGGCAGCGGATCGAAGACCAGCCCGACCAGCTCGACCTGTTCGACGAGGGCGGCTGCGGCTGCTTCACCGACGTCGCCGCCTGACCCGGTCCCACCCGAACCCCCACACACCACCCCGACAGGAGAACCCGATGAGCAAGCGCCTCCCACCCGGAACGCCCGTCGCCGTCCACCCCGGAGACGGCCACCTCCCCGAAGCCCACTGGCACGGCACCGTCCTGTTCCACCACGACAACGGCGTCGGCGGACTCCTCGGCCTGACCGACGTCGAGTGCACCGACCCGCACGGCTTCCTCAACCAGCGGCCCGGCCACGTCACCACGGTCGAGACGAAGAAGCTCCGCCCCATTGAGGGAGCGCCAGCGGGTGCGCCCGAGCAAGGCGCGCTCTTCACCCCGTGACCACCCGCGCAGGACTGGCCGGCCGCGTGGAGCCGCGGCCGGCCAGAACCGCCACCGTACCGACCCGGAGGAACACCATGAACAACCCCATGACCGAGCAGCAGCTCGACGAGTACGCCGTCCTCGCCATCACCGCCGACCACGAAGGCAACCGCATCGCCCCCGCTATCGTCACCGAGCTCGTCGACGAAGTACGGCGAGGCCAGCAGCAGCGACGGGTCCTGCTCGCCAGCATGGCCCGCAAGGACGCCCGCTCCGGCGACGGTAACCGTGCCCTCGCCGAGTTCCTCGGATCCGAGCCCGCCGAGCCGTCCCGACGTCTGGAGGACGGCAGCACGCACACCGTGCAAGCCCTCACCGACGCTGGCGAGGCCTGCGTCCAGCAGGAGTGCCCGGCCGCCCGGCAGGAGGCGCGACTGCGGCAGGAGGAGTACAGCCTGCGGGCCGCGGTCGAGGGAGTGCTCGACTCGGTGGGCCATATGGCCGACGACGAGCGGATTGCGGGCGACGTGGCGGGCGAGCTGCGGGGGCTGCTGCGTTCCGCGCTCGGCCTGGACCGCCAGCTGACGTGACCCGACCCCGCGCGACGGCCGCCGCTGCTGTTGATGCCAGCAGCGGCGGCCTACCCCCAGCTTCCCACCGACCACCTGGAGCCGACCATGACCGACCCGACCGAGACCACCCGCCAACTGCTGCGGCGCGCAGAGTCCTACCTGTCCGCCCTGCACGGATCAGTCGCCCGCCACGACAACCTCGCCGCGAACTTCGGCTGCGCGGGCTGCGAGTTGCGTGACCAGATTCAGGCTGCCCTGACCGCCGCCCCTGCCGGGCTGGTTGCCGTACCGCCCACAACCGCCGACCGCGACCGCATCGCCGAAGCGCTGTACGCCCACAACCACCCTGGCTGGGCTACCCGCTACATCGACCTCGACCAGGACGAGCGGGACACGTACCTGGCACGCGCCGACGCGGTGTTGAGGGTGCTGCCTGCCGAGTCCGGTGACACAGTCGCCACCCGGGCCGCCGTCCTGCGGGACTTCCTGTGGCGCCTGGAACAGTCCGCCGGGGACGCCGCCGCCGAGAAGTTCCTCGACGACAACCCGGAGTTGCGCCGTCTGGCCGCCGAGACCCAGCCCTCGGAGGCGCCGTGGGCGACCGACGGGGCGCGCATCGGCCGTGCCCTCATCTGGTCCTGGGCCCGCGTCGGTGACTCCGACTTCGGGCAGGGGTACCGGACGGCGCAGGAGGATGTGCGGGCGATCCTCACCCGGCCGCTCCTCGGCGCTGAGGAGAAGCCCGAGCCGGAGCCGGACGCCCCACGGCGAGAGCCGCACCCGACCGAGGCGGACCTGCGCCACGCCCTCGCAGTCGCCGCCAAGTTCCACAGCCAGAACACCGACGCACCCGCCGCCTTTGAGGCCGACCCTGCCAGCCAGACCAGCACCAAAGCCGACTCAAAGGCCGGGCCTTCGGCAGCCGACACCGCCGAGGAGCCGCGCCACGTCGGCGGGAACGCGGAGGACTGCCCCGCCTGCGAGGGCACGAACCCGCCGTACCCGTTCATCTGCCCCGAACCGCCCGCCGCCGTGGCCCGGCCCAACAAGGCGACCGTCCCGTGCAGCGCCGTGGGCTTCCGGGTTCGCCACAACCCGCACAGTTGGGAACCGCAGCCCGAGATGGACCTCGTCCGCTGCCCCGGCTACGCCGCACCCGCCGCCGTGTCTGCTGTCGGGCAGACCGACGAGGAGACCGCCAACCCGCGCACCGTCTGCGTTTGCGGCCACACCCGAGCCGAACACCTCCGCGTCAGCGGGCGCCTGCTCTGCGACACCTGCGACCCCGACTCCACCGAGAACCTCGTCTGCAAGGAGTTCGAGGCCCTGTGAACCGCCCCCTGAACGCCTGCGGATTCTCCTCCGAGACCATCGCAGCCGAATACGAGACCGACGCCGCCCTCGCCGAAGCCGGAATGGACATGGCCGACCCGTACTTCCTCGCCGCGTTCGCCGCCGAGGACGAGCAGCGCGCCCTCGACAACGCCGCTGCTGCCGCGCCCGCGAAGGAGGCGTGAGCCGTGGCCGAGATGGACTGCACGAACCACAAAGGCCACAAGCGGTGGATCGGCGGCTGCATGGACGGACAAGTCAGCCACCTCATCCACGCCGATCCGTCGGACTACCCGCAGACGTTCGGAACGATGCTCCGCAACGGCACCCGCTCCTGGTACGAGATCGACTACGAGGCCAGCCAGGGGACCGAGGTCATCTACCGGTTCATCGGGCATGGCCGCACGTTCCCCGGACCGACTGAGGAGCAGCCGTCGTGATCGGGGAGGCGGTCGACACCGCCGTCACCCTCGGCTGGGCACTCGCCGCATGGATCACCCTCCTCGCGCTCTCCGCGGGCCTCGCCCTCCACACGATCATCGCGGTCGTGTGGTGGGCGGGACGGACGGCTTGGACGCTGATACGGCGCGCGTGCGCCTACGCGGCGATCTCCGGGGCGCACAGCCCATCCGACGACTCTCCCCGCCACAACAGCCCCTCACAGCCCCACAGACGGGCACACACGCCCGCGCCCCTCATGGGCCACCGACGCCGAGGAAGCCGCATGACCGACCGCATCCAGGAAGACCCGAACCTCTGCGGCTGGGGCGACTGCCAAGAGACCGCCACCACGGCGCTCCGTTTCCGCGCGCAGCCCGGTCACGTCCACAACTGCGACCCCCACGCCGCGATCAACCGCGAGTGGTCCGACGTCATCGAGTCCGCAACCCTCCCGAACTGCCCCTTCCCACACGGCGGCATGTGGATCGAGATGCCCCGCGACCTGCCCGCCTGACCCCCGCCCGCCGGTCCGGCCCGCCCCCACCCGGGCCGGACCCCACCCACCGGAGCAACCCGTGACCGACCGCCGCACCATCGACCAGATCACCAGCGATCAACTCGACCAGCTGTACGACCAGATCGCCCGCGTCCAAGCCCTCGCCGAGGAACACCCCGCCGGCATCGACACCGCACTCATCCACGAAGCCCTCGCCGAACAACCCACCCGAACAACCCCGAACAACCCACCCACCAGCACCCCCGACACCTGGCCCTCCCGCCGCGCTGGCCTCCGCAACGAGATCGCCGCTGCAATCGAAGCCGCCGACTACAGCGGCAACATGCGCCGAGGCGACCTCGCCGACTCCGTAATGCCCGTCCTGTACCGCGAGTGGCCGTGGCTCCGCGCCGAGGCCGAGCCGAGCCCGGCAGCGACCGAAGCGACCGAGCAAGAGAAGGCCACCCGCGCCATCGCCCTGCACGAGCGGTGGGTGAAGGCCGGGCCGCCGCCGCTCGGCGTCAGCCTGTCCCGCTGGTGGGACGCCCGACTCATCGAGCTGCACGACGCGATCCTTCCGACCTTCGAACAGCCTGAGGAGCAGCAGTGATCCGGGACCCCGACGTACTGCGCACCGTCTGGCTGTTCCGCCGGCCGTACTGGTGGGACCGCCTCCCGGACGGATGCCTCACCTTGCAACACGCCACCTGGATCAAGGAGCCCAGCTCCTGAACATGCCGCGGCCCGCTGCCGGTGGAAGACAGCGGGCCGCGCTATGAGTGGGCGCCCCCCCTCGTCAACGACCGTACGCCCGCCACCCGCTGAAGCGGAAGACCGCGTTCAGCCCTGACGTCACGTTGTCAGCCCCCGGGCGTACGATCACACTGCGTCCACGGTTCGGCTGGCTGCCGCCGGACGCGCTGCTACAGCAAGACGCCCCACCGGTCCAGGCCCGGTGGGGCGTTGCTGCGTTGCGGGGCGGTCAGCCCCAGGTCGTGTCACTCACAGCGCCTCCTGTAATCGATGACGCCTGGCGTCCCTGCACGGTAGAGCTTGACGAGCTTCCACCCGTCGCGATACCCCGGCCGATCCGAGTAAGGCAGAGCGAGCAGCCGGAGCGTGAGGCAAGGCCAAGTCTGCGCCTCACCGGGTGTCCGCGTGTGGCAGTACGACAGACACACAGTGCCGTCACCCACGGGCACGTGCTGCTCGACGATCTCCCGCTTGGCGTCGATCTCGCGCAGCACCCGAGCCGGATCATGCCGGGCCACGTGCGCAGCGTCGTTCCACACGTTGCGCGCCTCGTCCCACGGCTGCTGACTCATCGACGGGAACCACGCCCGGAGGTCGGTGTCGTTGCCGTCGCCGGACAGGACGGTTGCCGCGTAGCCGTACTGCCCGAGGTGGGTGTCGTGGTCGCGCCACGGTCCGGGCGTAGCTGCCTTCGCGGTCCGTTCGTCCTCGTCGAGCTGCTCGCCGAGCCACCGCACCAGCTCATCCATCCCGCGGCCCCGCCTTCTTCGCAGTCTCCCGCCACTGCTCGATCAGCCCCCGCACGCCCTGCAGCGACGCCGCCCCGATACGGCCCGCGTCATACTCCGCTAGGCCGGCGGCTTGGGCCGCCCGGACCGCCTCCCGCTTGATCGCGGCCTGAATGTTCTCCTGCACCTCCGGCGCGATCACCGGGCCAGGTTCGGGCTCTTCTGTCGACCACATGGCCGCTCCTTCGTCTCGTGAGGCGAGGTCTGTCCGCCGGTCTTCCACGCCGCTCGGCCGCTTCTCATTCGGGCGACGGCTTGGCCTCAGTAGCGGGGTCGTCGGCGACGATCTGTCGCACCCGACCGAAGCTGATGCCTGAGACGTCGGCGATCTGCCGGTAGGTCATCCCGCCCTCCACCATTTCCATCACGGCGTCACGGCGTTCCTTGCGGACCTTCTCGCCGACCGACTTCAACAGCTCGGTCAGACGCTTCGCTCTTGCTTCGGGGGGCTCCCCCTCAGTGAGCGCATCGATCGCATCGAGCACGCGCTGCACCTCCTCCGCCCGGTCGTCCATGTCCGTTCCTCTCCGGGGCTCGGGAGGCGGATCACTCATGCCGTCTTGTGTAGGACCCTACACGTGTGTAGTGTCCTACACAACGGCTCGGAGGGACCGCCTCCGACCGCAGCAACAAGTACGCCCGGCAGGAGATCTCACCCTCCTGCCGGGCCAGCCACCGCCTGACTTCACCAGGAGTGACCTCGTGGATCGTATCGATCAGCACGCCCAACAGCCCACCCCCGCGACCATCGCCCACGCGAACGGACTGACCTTCACCATCATCGACGGCAACAGCAACTACGCCCGCGTCGCCCGCAACGTCCGCCAACTCACCATGGCCGACGGCACCCTGTGGACCGTCGGCCTCCCCATCGGCTGGCACGGACAGGAAGCCGCCTGGATCGCCCCCGAGACCGAAGCCGAGCGCAACACCCGCATCCAGCGCTACGGCGCCTCCATCCGGCGCCGCGACCGCGTCCAGCTCGGCCTCCGCCTCACGAAGCGCACCCCGGCGGTGACCGCGTGACCACCCAGCCCGCGCCCACGCACGACCCGCGCACCTGCCAGCTGTGCGCCATGTACCGGCACCCCGCGCAAGCCGCGAACCGCCGCAACCTCCGCGCGCACCTCGCCGCCCACCCCTTCCCGCGCCAGGCGGTGCAGGCATGAGCGAGCAGCCGAACACCACGCCCGACGACGGCACCCCCACCAACGACCCGGCCGCCGCCCTCCACTGGGCAGCCGTCGCCATCGGCCTCGCACAAGCCCGTGAGAAGCAAGGCCACTTCCTCACCACCGACGAGCATGCCGCGTTCAGCCGCTACCAGGCCGCCGCCCGCGCCCACGGGTTCAGCGACGAGCAGATCCACGAGCACGCGAAAACCCTGTCCGGCCCGGCGGTGCAGGCATGAGCGAGCACTCCCGCCCCACCGGCAGCGAACAACAACCCCTCCCCGTACCCGCACCGCGCCCCCACCCCGAGGACACCCTCCCGCGCCGCACCCCCGGAGGCTCGCTGTGACCTGCTGCGGCAAGCCCATGCAACGCCACGGCCAGCAACTCGTCTGCGGTAAATGCGGCGCCTGGATCGACCCCGGCACCAGCCCGGCCCACGCGCAGGGCGGTGGCCGCTGATGGGCCTCCGGGACTTCGCCCGCAGTCTCAAGCCGGGCAACGACCAACAACTCGCCGCCGACCTCAACCGGCAGCAGCGCGTCCAGCGCTCCCGCAGCGCTACCCGTGCCGCCCGTCAAGGCCAAGCGTGGGAAGACCGCGACCGCCAGCAGGACAACCGCGGCAAGTGGTACCGGCCCGCCCGATAGCCCCACCCCTGATCGGCCGGCTCCGCGCGCTTCCGTTCCCCCACGGCCGCGCGGAGCCGGTCCCCACCCCGCTCCCGGAGGAGCACCGTGAAGAACCCCCTGAGCCGCATCCGCCACCGGATCGCGTCCCGCGCGGGACGCCCGTCCCACGTCGCGTCTCACCGCGTCCCATGGTGGGTGCGCTGGTTCACCAACGCGGGACGCCCCGTCGTCGCAGTCGTCGTCCTCATCATGTGCGCCCCCGGCGAGCACCACCTCGCCAAGCTCGCCGGGTGGGACGGGCGTCTCGCCTGGGGCATGGCCGCCGTCCTCGCCGCCTACGCAGGCATCGCAGCCTCCGTCGCGTCGAACCGGCCAGCCGGATCCCCGGGCAAGGTGTCCGCGGTGGTCGGGGCGTGCGTCTCACTCGGTGCAGCGATGGCCGCGCAGCCCGTCTCACACGCGTTCGTGACGGGGCATCTGTCCAGCTCACCCCGCACACCGCTGTGGCTCGTGGTCGTCGTGTCGTGCGTCCCGCCCCTGGTGTTCGGGCACTTGCTTCACCTCGCCGCGACCCCGGTCGCGAAGGCGGGTGAGACGCCGTCGGCACAGCCTGTCCCTGCCGCCGAGCCGCGTCTCACGTGCGCCGTCGTCCGCGTCCCGTCATGGCAGGCGCTCGTCCCTGCGTGCGCCAGTCTGCTGCCGATCGTTGCTGCGGAGGGTGAGACGCAGCGAGACGACCCCGAGGCGCACCGCTTCCTCACCACGAGTGAGGTCGCCAAGCAGTACGGCATCAGCGTCTCAACCGTCCGCACGTGGAAGGACCGAGGGAAGATCAACCCCGCGTTCGTCGACCCGGCCCGCGGCGCCATGTACGACCCCGAGACGCTGCCCCGTCTCACCTCGGCCGGGTGAGACGAATGGCCGAGACGCCCGCCGCGCCCATCCCGCCGAAGCCCACCACGCGCCCGCGTGACTGGCTCGACGACATCCTCACCAGCCCGAAGCCCGAGCCCACCCCCGCCCCGGCCGCCGCGAAGCCCACGCCCGCACCAGCGCCGCAGCCCGTATCGAAGGCGCCGGCCAAGACGAAGAAGCAGAAGCAGAAGCAGCGCAAGGGGAGCAGGCCCAGCCCGGACACCCCGCGCAGCGCCTTCGACACCCGGCCGCCGTCACCACGCCAGTCCCTCCTCGACGCCTGGGCGGGGGTGCCGTACCGGCTGAAGTGGCTCGGCTACCACGCGGCAGCCGCCTACCTCGGCTGGTCGGTCGGCCTGGTCGGCTACGTCACCTACGTCACCACGTGGATCGCCGCCACCGGATTCGGCCCACAGGCGATCTTCTGGTGCTGCGCCGGCGCCGCCACGTTCCTCCTTCACCACCGCACCCGCGCCTGGTGGTGGCCCGTCGCCTGGCTCGCCGCCATCCCCGCCACATCCGTCGTCGCCGGCGTGCTCCTCTACGGCACGCCCAACCTGTAAGGACCCACCGTGTTCGGCAACCTCGGCACCGTCGGCCTCGCCGCCGCCCTGACCTGCCTCCTCATCTTCGGGATCCCCGGCGGCGGCCAGCTCAAGCCGCTGGGCTGGTGGACCACCGTGTTCGTTGCGATGCTCGCCGCCAGCTCTTACAAAGCCGCAGGCGGCCCGTTCACGATCGTCCCCGACGCGGCCGGCACCGTCATCAACTTCCTCCAGGGCTTCCTCAAGGGGCTCACGATGCCTGCTCTCGCCCTGTGCGTTCTGATCTTCATGCTGTTCAAGAAGCTGACGACGAAGCAGGTCGGGTTCACCGCGCTGCTGTTTTTCTACATCGCGACCGGCGCGGGCGGCACCTGGACGTACCTGGCCGACGCGATTGAGAACGCCCGGGTGGGTCTCCAGTGACGTACTTCCACCTGCGTAAACGCGACTCGGAGCCTGAGCCGGACGACGTCCTCGACGAGGAGGCCGGCGGGGAAGAGGCCGTCGAGGTCGAGGCGTCGGCTGCTCGGACCGGGTTCGGTGGCGCGCTCTGGGCGGGTGTCGCCGGTCCGGGCAGGTGGCTCACCGCGCGCGGCCGGGCCGATGTGGCGTGGGCCCTGTACGTGGGGTCGCCTTGGGCGGTCGGCTTCTATGGCGGCTGGGTGGCCGCAGGCCTCATCGTCGCCTGGCTCGCTGCCGTGTTGCTGTTCCTGCCGCGCGACTTCAAAGACCGGGTCGCCGCGCGCGTCGAAGGCTGGAACGAGGCCCGCGGCGCAACCCTCGACGAGGCCGCCACCGATGCCGCGTCCGGCGCCCCGGCCGACCCCCGCACGGTGCTGATCGGCTGGCTCGACGAGCTCACCCGCGGCCTCTCCGGTATCCACCTCGACGAGCTGCACCAGGCCCTCACCCGGCACCCCCAGCTGGCCGACCTGAAGCGGCCGGAGATGAGGGCCTGGCTGGACCGGCACCACATCACTGTTGATCGCACCCTCCGTGTGGGCAAGTTGGCGGGCCGTTCGGGGGTCTCCCGGGCCTCGGTTGAGGCCCTTCTCAAGGGGCTTCCCCCGCTGCTGGAGAGTGCCGGTCAGGAATCGTCGGTCCACGCGTCTGACCTGCCCGGTTCTCCGGTGGAGAGTGGTTTGGAGAGGGGTGGAGAGCGTGCCGCATGAGTACTTCTGCCGGGCCTGTGACGCGGTTTCGCCGGAGCAGCGCGAGCGTCAAGTGGACGCCGAGGACGAGCTCGTTGAGCACCGTCGTACGACGCACGGAGGACTCCGGCCGGCCGCAGGGGACGGGGTGCGGCGCGTGCATGCGGATGCCCGGGGGGACGGGTGTCTGCCGTCCGGCTCGTTCTGGGCGCTGCTGTTCTTCCTGGCGCTGTTCCTGGCGAACTGCTGGGGCCGCTGACCCCCATTGACCCCGGCGCGGGCCGCTCCATCCGCCAAGAGAGCGCGGCCCACGCCGGTCCACCCATCCCGATCACGAGATAGGAGACGCCCATCATGGCGTTCAAACGGACCGGATCCCAAGAGGAACTGCGCGCGGCGGCCGACCCGGCGCGCCTCGCGAGGGACGCGACCACCTACCAGGCCAGCCGCGGCGGGCATTACCCCGCCGGAGACAAACCCGTCCCGGGCACCCCGCAGACCGGCCCGCGCACAAGCTGACCGCCTGCCACACTGAGACAGTCAGTGAGAAGACCCCGCCGCCCCCCGTCGGCGGGGTCTTCGCTGTTCCCGGTCCAGCTGCCCGCGCCGGCGGCTACGATCCGGGGCCACGAACTGTCCTTGGGGGGGACCATGCATCAGCCGTCGTATCCGCCACCCATGCCGGCGCTGGCGCAGCCCCGGCCGCCGAGGTGGGGCCGGTTCGTCCTGTGGACGGCGGGTGCTGCGGTGGCGGCGTTCGCGATCGGTGGGGGTCTGGCCGTGTGGATGGACGATGACGGTGGGGATCCGGTCGCGTGCAAGCAGGCGCTGGCGGCCAACTACGCGGAGGCGGTGGCGGCTGGTCCGGATGCTCCGTCGGCTGCCGCGCCGCCGTCATGCAGTGGGCTGGATCAGGCGACGTTGCGGCGGATCACGGACGAGGTTGTCACGGAGTACGTGGGCTCGACGACACGGTGACGTGAGAGAGGCCCCGCCGGTTGGGCGGGGCCTTCGTCATGCGGTGGGCTCGTCGAGCGCGGTTCGTACGGCACGGCGTACCGAGTCGGCAGCCCAGCCGATGCCGTTCGCTTCGATCACCTCGGCGACCGCGAGCACTTCGAGTAGGGCGGCCTCGGCTCGTTCGGCTCGCGCTTGGAGTGCATGGCGGGCGGCGTCGGCGGTCTCCAGCTCGTGCGCGAGGATGTGGGCGAACCCGTCGCTGCTCATGTGGTGGGCTCCTCGTCCGGGCGCACCGGGCCCGCGCTTGGGTCGATCAGGTCGATGACGTCGCCCGCCGACACGATATCCCCGTCTTCCAACGGGACACCGACCTCACGGGCGTAGGCCCGCTGCTGCTCGGCCAGCTCGTGCGCGTAGGCGTCGAGCAGCTCGGCCGCCTCGTCCTCGCGGAGGCCGACGAGCCCAGGGTTCCTCAGCGTCTCGGCGAGCCGCTCGCGTGCACTCATCCGGTCTTCTCCTCGCTGCTCGCCGGGCGCTCCGGCGCGAGCTTGCCAACCGTCGGCGGCCTCTTCCGCTCCACCCCGAGCGCGCGGGCTCGCCGGCGGAACACCTCCGGCGTGAGTCCGGTCCAGGCGGCGAGCTGGCCGACGGTGGCGCCGGCCTTGAGCTCGCGGTCGGCGAACTCCAGCATCTCGGGCTTCAGTTCGCGCTCGCCTTCGTAGTGGGCCTTGTAGCGGGCGAACGTGTCGGCGGCGTCTCGGGGTGGTGCGTAGTCCTTCGGCATGCCTCCATCTTGGCACAACGGGTAGCCCTACCGTAAGAGCTACACGTAGCCCTATTGACAGGGCTACGTGTAGCCCTCATGATGGAGCTATCACCACGAACGAGGGGGCAGCAATGCAGAACACCACCACCACCGAGCAGGCCCGCTGCCTCCACTGCCACCGCATCCTCACCAGCGCCAAGAGCATTGCCCTCGGCTACGGCCCCCGCTGCGCCCGCAAGATCCGCAACGCCGCCGTCGACCTCACCAACTACAAGCCCCACCAGATCACCAGCGCCCGCGAGCTCATCGAGGACGGCGCCATCGTCCCCTTCCGCTCCGTCGTCTTCATCACCGTCAGCACCGACGGCACCGAGACCTACAAGACCGCCCCCACCGGGTGCACGTGCCCGGCCGGCCTCAAGGGCTCGCGCTGCTACCACCAGTTGGCCGCCCGCCTGCTGCTCGCCGCCTGAACCGAGAGGACCCCATGACCGCCGACCGCACACGAGAGCTCGTCGCCAAAGACCACCGCACATGGGCCGGATACAAGCCGGGCAGCCAGACCGATGTGGTGTTGCGCTCCCTGTTGTGGGAGATCGACCACCCCGCGCCCGAAGACCAGACCCCCGAGACGTACTGCGCATGGCTGGACAAGGTCGAGCCGCGCTTCCCGGACAGTGGGGAATTCCTCCACCCCGAGCACGTCGCCGAGTTGAAGCGCGTCTGCCAGGAAATCCACGGCCAGCACTGACCCGGCCGCCTGAACTGAAGGAGAACCTCATGGACTTCAACGACGCCCTCAACACCGTCATCGCCGAACTCACCCCCCAGCCCTGGGACTACACCACCCCCGACGGGGTCACCCTCCGAGTCATCCCCGCCGGACTGCGCGAGGACCCCGGCCAGGCCACCGTCAACATCCGTATCAGCGGGCCCCTCGTCACCGGCCTGTACGACTTCGGGCTCACCGGGCCCGCCACCAAGGGCGCTGCCGAGGTCGGCGTCACCACGACAGACCTCCCGTCCCTGATCGCCGCTCTGGAGGAACGTGCTGGCTGGGAGCAGGCCGAGGGCTGGGGTGACCCGACCAGGATCGTTGTGACCCCGACCCTCGACGTGACGGTCACCGAGGGGCACCACGACGGCGGCCAGTGGATCCCCGCGACGGAGTCCGTGCAGCTCCCGGAAGCGCAGCGTCTACCGCTCGCCTCGGCGCTGCGCCGCGCCCTGGACGTCGCCCGCGGATGGGAGGACGCCCCGCAGGCCTGACCCCACCGCACGCCAGAGGGCCTGCCCCTCGGAGCCACCACAGCTCCGAAAGGCAGGCCCTCACCCATGCGCCGCCACACCATCACGCACGCCGTTACCATCAAACCATGCCAGCCAGTAACGGAGGCGACCCCGACAAGCAGAGCGCCCGCGCCAAGAACCACCCGCGCGGCGACAAAGCACGCTTCATCCGCAGCCCCGACACCGCCCGCCGCGACGCCGAAGCCTGCGAACTCCGCGCCCAAGGCTGGACCTACCAACGCATCGCCGACCACTTCGACATCACCCGCCGCGTCGCCTACGACGCCGTCCACAACGCCCTCAAAGACATCATCCGAGAGCCGGCCGAAGCCGCCCGACAGTTCGAACTCGACCGCCTCGACGCCGAACTCGAACGCCTCGAACGCCTCGAAGCCGCCACCCGCGAAGTCCTCGACCGCCACCACGTCACCGTCGCCAACAACGGCACGATCGTCCACCACGACGGCGAGCCCCTCCTCGACGACGCCCCCGTCCTCCAAGCCGTCGACCGCCTCCTGAAGATTGAGGAATCCCGGCGGAAGAACGGCGAGAGCAGACGCAAGCTCCTCGGCCTCGACGCGCCCTCCCGCATGAGCATCGAAGCGGAGCAGCTCGGCCGCGACATCATCAAACTCCTCGACGCCACCCTCGGCCCGGAAGACGACGGTGACGACGCCGACGCGTGAACAGGTGCGCCACCAGATCGAGCAACTGGTGCGTGCCGGCGACACGAAGGCGTTGAAGCAGATCCGCGACCAGCTGCAGCGGAAGGCCGACCGGCGCAGCCTGAAGACGCGCGCCCGCCTGTACGCGCACAACCCGGTCGGCTGGGTCACCGAGCGGCTACGGCAGGTCGTGTGGTCGAAGCAGCGGGAGATCATGCTGTCGATCCGCGACAACCGGCGCACCGCCGTACGGTCCTGCCACGGCGTCGGCAAGTCCCACACCGCGTCACTGGTGGCGTCCTGGTGGCTCGACACCCACCCCCCAGGGGAAGCGTTCGTCGTCACCTCGGCGCCCACCTTCGCCCAAGTCCGGGCCATCCTCTGGCGGTACATCCGCCGCACCCACCGCCGCGGGAAGCTCGCCGGCCGGGTCAACCAGACCGAGTGGCACATCGACGACGAGCTGGTGGCGTTCGGCCGGAAGCCTGCTGACCACGATGAGTCCGCGTTCCAGGGCATCCACGCCCGCTACGTCCTGGTCATCCTCGACGAGGCGTGCGGCATCCCCGAGCAACTGTGGATCGCGGCCGATGCGCTGACGACGAACGCGGACTGCCGCATCCTCGCGATCGGGAACCCCGACAACCCGAGCTCGCACTTCCGGAAGGTGTGCCAGCCCGGGAGCGGCTGGTACGTCATCGGCATCAGCGCGTTCGAGTCGCCGAACCTCACTGGGGAGGAAGTCCCCGAAGACGTGGCGCAGGCCCTTGTCGGCCGCGAGTGGGTCGAGGAGAAAGCCACGGAGTGGGGCGAGGACAACCCCCTCTACAAGTCCAAGGTGCTCGGCGAGTTCAGCGAGGACGCCCCGAACAAAGTCGTCCGCGCCTCCGACGTGGCGAAGTGCCGCATCGACCCCGAGAAGAAGCACACCGCCGAGGAGCTCCAGCCGGTCGAGCTCGGCGTCGACGTCGGCGGCGGCGGAGACGAGACCGTCATCCGCGAGCGCCGCGGCCGGCGCGCGGGCCGGGAGTGGCGGGCACACACGGACCGGCCGGAGAAGATCGCCCCGATGGTGTTGAAGGCCATCAAGGAGTCCGGCGCCACCTCGGTGAAAGTCGACAGCATCGGTGTCGGCTTCGGCGTGATCGGTGAACTCCGCAACGCGGCCGGCCGGGGCGAGCACACGGCGCACATCCTCGGCGTGAACGTGGGCGAGAAGTCCAGCCAGCCCGACAAGTTCAAGAACCTGCGGGCGGAGATCTGGTGGGAGCTCGGCCGTGGCCTGTCGGAGCGGGGCGGCTGGGATCTGTCGGGGATGGAGAACGCGGACACGACGGTGGCTCAGTTGCTGGAGCCGCTGTGGCATGCGACTGCGGCGGGCCAGATCCAGGTGGAGCCGAAGGACGAGATTCGTAAGCGGTTGGGGCGGTCGCCGGACAATGCGGACGCGCTTTTGTTGGCTTTCTACAGTGCGGGTCGACCGCGGGTGAGGTGGCTTTGATGGCGAGGAAGGTTCCTGTCCGCAGGTGGATGCAGGGATTGAATAGAGCTATGCCGGTTGTGCTTGACGCGGTTGGGCTTATGCTGTTGTCGGGTTCCGCCATGTTGTGGAACTTCGCCGCAGGTATCGCTGCCGCTGGAGCCAGCTGCTTCGTCCTGAACTGGCGGTGCTACAGCGCCAAGGAATGAGGGGAGGGGTAGGTGGCCAGAACCCTCCTCGGTGCGCTGTTCAACCGCACCGCCACGGCCGCCGCGAACACCCCCGTCCCCTTCGCCAGCCGAGCCCAGTCCTACGGCGCGTTCGGCGCCCGCCGCGACGCCGAATCGCAGATGCGCGCCATGTCGGCGACGGGCACCCTCTTCTCGATCGTCGACCGCACCAGCAACGCCACCGCCCTGGTCGACTGGAAGCTGTGGCGTAAGGCCCGTTCCGGGATGAAAGAAGACCGGACCGAAGTCACCTCACACGCGGCCCTCGACCTGTGGAACCGGCCCAACCCCTTCATGCCGCGGCAGGAGTTCGTCGAGACGTCCACGCAGCACTACGACCTCACCGGCGAAACCGAATGGGTCATCGCCAAGCGGCCCGGCATCAACCTGCCGCTGGAGATGTGGCCCGTCCGCCCCGACCGCATGACCCCCCAGCCAGACCGGGACAAGTTCCTGAAGGGCTGGGTGTACACCAGCCCCGACGGGGAGCGGATCCCCTTGGAGCTGGACGAGGTCATCCAGCTGCGCCGGCCGAACCCGCTGGACCCGTACCGCGGGCTGTCGCCGGTGCTGTCGATCCTTCCGGACCTGGACACGGGCCGGTACGCGGCCGAGTGGTCGCGGGCGTTCTTCATGAACAGCGCACAGCCCGGCGGGATCATCGAGGTCCCCGTACACCTGTCGGACGCCGAGTTCGACGAGATGCGCGCCCGGTGGGCCGAACAGCACAAGGGTGTTGGCAACGCGCACAAGGTCGCGATCACCGAGCACGGCGCGAAGTGGGTCGACCGCACCATCAGCCAGCGCGACATGCAGTTCGTCGAGCTGCGCGGCGCGACCCGGGAAGCAATCCGGGAGGCGTACGGCATCCCGAAGTTCGCCATCGGCGACCTGGAAGACGTGAACCGTGCGACCGCCGAGGCGGCGAAGGCCTGGTTTGCGGAGCAGCTCACCATCCCTCGTCTGGAGCGGATCAAGGGCGCACTGAACAACGAGCTCCTTCCCATGTACGGGGCGACCGCGACGGGCCTGGAGTTCGACTACGAGAACCCGGTGCCGGCGGACGCGGAGACCGAGGCGCAGCAGTTGACGGCCCGGTCGAACGCAGCCGCGGTGCTGGTGACTGCGGGGTTCGAGGCGAGGGGCACCTTGTCGGCGGTCGGTCTGCCGGACATTCCGTTCGTGGGCGCGCCTGGTGCGGCTCCGGCGGGGCCGGATGCGGCGTGGCGAGCGGCGGTCGCTGGCCTGACCGGTGGCGGCGAGATCGAGGCGGCGATGCGGTGGGAGGCCGTCGCGGTTGTCGACGACGACACCTGCCAACCGTGCATGGACAACGACGGCAAGACGTACCGCAACCGGGCCGCCGCCTACAAGGACTACCCGGGCGGCTCCGGCTACGTGCACTGCGTGGGCGCGGAGTTCGGCAACGAGTGCCGCTGCAAGGTCGTCAAGCGCGGCCGGAAGGGAGAAGGGTCCTGATGCCGTTCATTGACCTGCCGGAGCGGATCCCGGGCCTGCGCGCTCAGGCCCGGAGCGACCGGCCCTGGTACCGCATCACCAACCAGGCCGCTGACGAGGCGGAAGTGATGCTCTACGACGAGGTCGGGGGGTGGCTCGGCGCCACGGCGGACGAGTTCATCAACGACCTGCGCGGCATCACCGCACCGAACATCCTGCTCAGGGTCAACAGCCCCGGCGGCTCGGTCACCGAGGGAATCGCGATCGCCAACGCGCTCCGCTCCCACCCAGCGAACGTCACCGTCCAAGTCGACGGCGTCGCGGCGAGCATCGCCTCGGTCATCGCGATAGCGGGCGACCACGTGCGGATGATGCCGAACGCGCTCCTGATGGTGCACGAGGCCAGCGGACTTTGCGTCGGCGAGGCAGCCGACATGATCAAGATGGCTGAAGTCCTCGACAAGATCTCCGACAACATCGCCGGGGCCTACGCGGCCCGCGCGGGTGGCACTGAGGCCGAGTGGCGGCAGGTCATGAAGAACGAGACCTGGTATCGCGGGGACGAGGCCGTCAAGGCGGGTCTCGCAGACGAGGTCGTGTCGACACCCAAGCGCGGCGACGACGCGACCGAGCCGGAGATGCGCCAGGAGTTCGACCTCACGGCGTACGGCTACACCGGCCCGTCCGGCACTGGCGGCACCGTCGAGCAGCCGACAGCCGTTGGCGAGGACTCGTGCACGCTGACGATCCCGATCGGCTCAGCGCTCGGCGAGCAGCTGGCTGCCGCGCTCCGCGCCTCCGTCGCTCCGTCCGCCGAGCCCGAGCCCCCGGCCACTACGGCAGAGCCAGCCGAGGAACCCGCCCCCGAACCCGAGACGCCGGCCGAGCCCGAGCCCGCAGACGAGTGGGCAGCCGACGCCGCTGCCCTCCTCACCACCCCCGCGGACGACTGGGCCGCGGACCTCACCCATCTCATCGGCCCCGATACGTCGTCCCGCGCGGCGACGGCAGCCTGAAGGAGGCAACGTGCCCACTACGACCGTCCCGCGCAACAGCGCCGAACTGGCGGAGATGCTCGCCGACCCGACCAAGCGCAAGGAAGTCCTCGCGTCACAGGACTCCCTGACCACGTTCATCAACACGTACGCGCAGGGCCAGCAGGGCGACGGCACCGACATTCAGCGCCTCGTCGACGAGCAGGTACAGGCCGGCTTCGCGAACTTCCTCCGCGAGAACGGCGTCGAGGACATCAAGCGCCCCGACCTGCGCGCCGCCACCCCCGACCCGTACGCGACCGTCGACGCCTCCCTTCAGGGGCGTGGCCTGTACAACAAGGCCGCCGAGGGCGCCAAGGTCGACGGGCTGTTCAACAGCTCCGGCGAACTGTTCCGCGCGATCGCCCGGACCGGCGGCGACGCCAACACCCCCGAGCTGTCGGCGAAGCTCGCGCAGCTGAAGAACTACAGCTCCGACATCCCCTCCGACGGCGGCTACCTCATCCCGGAGACGCTGCGCTCCGAGCTGCTGCGCGTCGCGCTGGAGATGTCCGTCGTCCGCCCCCGCGCCCGCGTCATCCCCATGGAGACGCTGCGGGTGCCGTTCCCTGCGATCGACTCCACCACCAACGTCAACAGCGTGTACGGCGGCATCGTCGGCTACTGGACCGAGGAGTCCGGCCAGCTCACCGAGTCGCAGGCCCGCTTCGGCCGCGTAGTCCTGGAGGCCCGCAAGCTCACCGGCTTCGCCAAGGTGCCGTCCGAGCTGATGAACGACAGCCTCGTCTCGTTCTCCGCGTTCATCAACCAGATGTTCCCCGAGGCCCTCGCATTCTTCGAGGACATCGCGTTCCTCACCGGCGACGGCGTCGGCAAGCCCCTTGGCGTCCTCAACGGCAACGCCGCCGTGTCCGTCACCCGGACCACCACCAGCAAGGTGAAGTTCGAGGACGTCATCAACATGTACTCGCGGATGCTGCCGCAGTCCCTGTCGCGCGCCGTGTGGGTCGTCTCCAACAACGTCCTGCCCGAGCTGCTGAACATGCGGATGGTGCAGCAGAACGTAGCCGGTACCGAGAACGTCGGCGCCGCCTCGCCCGGGATGTGGCTCAACGGCGGCCAGGCCATCGGCGCCCCGCCCATGACCCTCATGGGCTTGCCGATCGTCGTCAGCGAGAAGGTGCCCGCGCTCGGCTCCGCAGGCGACATCAGCCTCATCGACTTCGGGTTCTACCTGGTCGGCGACCGGCAGGCGATGCAGGCCCGCCAGTCCGAGGAGCGGTACTTCGAGACCGACGAGATCGCGTTCCGCATCATCGAGCGCGTCGACGGCCGCCCGTGGCTGCAGTCCGCGATCACCCCCGCCAACGGCGGCTCCACCCTGTCCCCGATCGTCAAGCTCGCCGCCTGACCCGGGCGCCGGAAAGGAACTCACAGCCATGGCTATGGAAGCACTCGGGCGGCTCGTCGACATTTGCATCGGCGCCGCGCCCGTCGACCTCTCTGCTGCTGCCGTCACCGGCAAGCGCGTCAAGCTCCGCGACTGCGGCGGCCTCACCATCGTCGTCTTCAAGGCCGCCGGCACCGCGGGCGACGACCCGACCGTCACGCTCAAGCAGCACACCGCAGGCTCGGGCGGCACCACGTCGAACCTCGCGGTCATCGACCACTACTACCTGAAGGACGCCGCGACCCTCGCGGGCACGGAGGCGTGGACCAGGGTGGCCCAGACCGCGGCGGCCACGATCGCCGACCCGGGCGGGGCCGGCACGTCGGCGGAGCACCAGCAGATCATCGTGATCGAGGTGGACGCGGCGCAGCTGTCGGACGGCTACACGCACGTCTCCCTCGACGTGGCGGACGTGGGCACGAACGCGCAGCTCGGAACGATCCTCTACCTGCGCCGTGACCTGACGGTGCAGCGGACGCCGTCGGCGCTTGCGGCGTCGCTGTGAGCCTGTGGGTCTGCCTGGACTGCACGACGGCGTACTCGGTTGGTGCGCCGTTGTGTCCCCAGTGCGGTTCGGAGAGGCAGGCCGAGGACGGCGAGGCGGCTGCACTCGGCATTCAGCACGGAGTTCCTATCGGCATCGAGGAGGAGGACGGCATGCCGAAGATCACGCGTCATGGCGGGGCATCCGTCGCGGGCGAGGAGTCCGAGGCGGTAGAGGCGGAGGGCGGTGAGGACGTATCAGCTGGGAGCAGCTCCGAGACATCGTCCGAGAAGCCGTCGCCGAAGCCCGAGCAGAGCGAGCACGAGAGCCCGTCGCCTGCCCGGACTGCGGGGAGCCGCTCAAAGAAGGCGGCGACGGGCAGGGCCTCTTCTGCCCGTTCGACGGATGGCGGCCCGGCGGCCGATACGTCGGCGACTGACACCAAGTAACCCGCCCCGACAACGAGACGAGAGGAGGTGACGAGAGATGAGCCAGCCACCGGTGTACGCGACCCGCGAGGACGTGATGCGGGCTCTCGACAGCAAGCTGACCGCACGCAACGCGGCACAGATCGACCGCGCCCTGCAGTCCGCAAGCCGTGACATCGAAGCCCTGTGCCACCGGACGTTCTACCCCGAGCAGGCAGAACGCTCCTGGGACTGGCCCGACAGCCAGCAACGCCCATCGTGGCGGCTATGGCTCGACGACCGAGAGCTGATCTCCCTCACCTCCGTCACCTCCGGCGGCACAGCCATCAACCCGGCCTCCGTGCTGCTCTACCCGCAGTCCGGGCCGCCGTACAACCGCCTTGAAATCAACCTCGGGTCGAGCGCCGCGTGGAGCAGCGGCGCCACCCACCAGCAGGCCATCACCCTCACCGGCCTGTTCGGGTACCGCAACGACGAGAGCCCGGCCGGCACTCTCGCGGGCGCAGTCGCCACGACGACCGTCGCGACGGTGACCGTGGACGGGGCGGCAGCCGCAGCCCTCGGCGTGGGCAGCATCATGCGTGTCGACTCCGAGCGGATGCTGGTCACTGGCCGGAGCATGGCCGACAGCGGGCAGAGCCTTGGCGTGGACATCGACCAGCAGATCAAGACCGTCACCATCCCGGTCGCCTCCGCAGCCGCGTTCGCGATGGACGAGGTCGTCCTCATCGACGGCGAACGCATGCTCATTGTCGACATCGCGGGCAACAACCTGGTCGTGAAGCGGGCGTGGGACGGCAGCGCGAACGCCGCCCACACCAGCGGCACGGACATCTACGCCCTGCGCACCCTCACCGTCGAGCGGGGCGCACTCGGCACCACAGCAGCCACCCACCTGTCAGGCGCCGACGTGCAGCGCTGGGATCCGCCCGGCCCGGTCCGTCTCCTCACGATCGCCGAGGCCATCAACACCGTGACGATGGAACAGGCCGGATACTCCAAGGCCTTGCGCGCAGGGGAGTCCGGCTCCAGCTCCGAGCGGAACCGGGACCAGAAAGGCATCGAGCAGCTGCGCGAGCAGGTGTACGTCTCGCACGGCCGGAAGGGCCGGGTGAGATCCGTATGAGCATCGAGATCCACTACGACGGGCCGTGGTTCGACGGACGCGCCGAACGGGCGATCGAGCGGGCGTGTGACGACGCCAGGGACGACGTAGCCGCGTACGCGGAAGAACGCGTCCTCATGGGTACCAGCGCCCACTTCAAAACACGGACGCCGTACTACGAGACCCGCATCACCACCGACCGCATCAGCGACGAGGTGTCCCTCGTCAACGACCAGGGCGTCGTGTACGGGCCGTGGCTGGAGGGCGTCGGCTCCCGCAACCGCAACCGGCCCGGCTTCCCCGGATACGGGCACTGGCGGGCCGCCAAGCAGGCCGTCGCCGCGCGCGGCCCGCAGATCGCCGAGGCTGCCGTACGGCACCGCCTGCCCGAGATGGGCGGGTGAGACTCGTGGCCATCGACATCCTCGGCTTCACCGACGCGGCCATGTCCCACGCCGGGGCAACCGGCCGCTTCGACAAGGTCAACGGGCACGAACCGAAGAACGCTCCCGCCACCGGCGGCCTGACCGCAGCCGTGTGGACCGACCGCATCATCCCCGTCGCCGCCCGCTCCGGCCTCGACTCGGTGACCGCGGTGGTGATCCTCAACGTGCGGATCTACGCCAGCGCAGTCAGCGATCCCGCCGACGCGATCGACCCGGACATGGTCGCCGCCGCCGACGATGTGGTCCGCGCGTTCATCGGCGACTTCACCCTCGGCGGCACGGTCTGCAACGTCGACGTCTTCGGCGCGCACGGCCAGGCACTCGATGTGCGTGCCGGCTATCTGACGCAGGACGGTGCTCCGTTCCGCGTACTCACCATCTGGCTGCCCTGCGTGGTCAACGACCTCTGGGAGGAGACTCCGTGAGGTCAACTG